ATGACCATCATACATACGATATACCTTTAGTCTAGTTTCCTTCTTCATTTCTTATATCTTTTTAATCTTCATACACCAACTAACATTCCAATCAAACGATGTTCGTGCTTATCGAAAGTAATTCCATACTTGAACATTTCTTCAAAAAGCATAAGACGCTCCTCGTTGGTAGCCAACCGAGTAGATTTCTTTTTATCCTCGGTCATCGTAAAATGAGAGCCTACCATTAAATTCTTATCTTCCTTGTGAAGATAAAGATAGCAGAAGAGATTGTGACACCATGGTTTCCAACGCTTACATAACACAATCCAATCATTATCTATCACAACTATATTGCCTTCATCAACAATATTTTCAAACATATTCTTTTCCATACACTATTACTTTAACCATTTACAATGTTTCTTTTCCCATTCATCAAAAGAAAGAGTTTCATTTACATTGCCTAATAATCTCATTTGTTGATAGTAGCTATTGTAAGCATCTATCTTCATTTTATATATTCCTTTGTTTGTTCCCTTCATATCTTCTATCTTTTTAAGTCTCATACGCTACTTCTTTTTATCCAGCCATTGCATAACATTATAATAGGAAGTATCTTTGTAATGTTTTAATGATACATCAAAATTGCCATCTTTAAGATAATCAGATAAATCATTTCTCCAATAACCATTTATGAGATGCTCTCGTATGGTACTTGCAGTTTCATTAATACAACGCTTAATGAGTTTCTGCTGCTCCGCATTTTTGTTGTAGTGAAAGAGTGAATACGATGCTCTTTTGAGCCATTTCCACCACCTTGATGTGAACTTCTTTACTTCTATCTTTTCGGGAAGTTCCTCTCTTTTCGTGTGCATATCAATGAGCTTGTTATACTCTTCTATGCTAATTGTTATTTGTCTTACCATACGCTACTTCTTTTTATCGAATTTATTTCCAACTCTTTCTATCTTACCAATTTCCAGAACATGTGGAAGCAAATAAAGAGGTTCATTCTCGCTGGCTGCCATAAAAGCATAGTCCTCTTCTGACCAAATTACTTCGCCTATAGGCTTATACCCTACGAAATGTATTAGGTCGTGCTCCCAAATTTCATTGCCTTTGCAGTCTTTTAGCCCTGTGAATTGGCAGACGGTAGAAGCATCAACAATTACAGAAAGATTTTTATGCCTTCTTATATAGATTCCGTTACTTTGGCGAATCAAATCACCTTCAATCCATTTCCCACTATTAAGACTTTTTGCCTTAAACTTTATGTTTTCTATGTTCATAAGCTATAATTGCTTTAATTTATTGAATATCTTGGCAAAGCGGTGCATGTAATCAAAGTTTACGCTTTCACCATGCTCACTCACCATTCTATTATACAGCCAACGTAGATGCTCAGCATCCTCGTGGAATTCTTTAATATCTTGTTCATCTAAGACTATTTGTTTCTTCATACGCTATTTCTCTTTTCCGCAATACTTTTTTGATAAGCCATTGAATCGTTCATAATTCGGCAGCTTGGGAGAGATTTCAAACTTCATCGTTGTAACATCATATCCTCTATCAGTCATTTCTTTAACAAACTCTTTTGTGAAAACCTTGTCGAAGAGATAATGAGCATCTGTTTGGGTCATAAACCCTAGAGGGTGATAAGCACCAATGCAGTTCTCTTTCTTATCCCAATATGCCGTTAGCTTATCTTTCTTTTTAAGACTCATACGCTACTTATCGAATTTATTACCAATAACTTCAAGGAATGCGATACATTTGTCTACATCGGAGAGTTCAAACAGATACATGTCGTCATTCACTGTTCCTTTCTTACGAATAAAGAATGCACCACCGTAATCAGAATACATTACAGTATATTGACTGCCCGAATTTGTATTAAGAAGAGCATCTCCTTCCCAAATCTCATTTCCTTCACAATCTTTCAACCCTGTGAACATACAGACTGTAGAAGGGTCAACGTCAGTTATACCATCTTTTATATGGTCTCCTCCTATACATACCCTATTCCCAAGACGTACTAAATCGCCCTCAAACCATTTTCCTGAGTTGAGCTGCTTTGCCTTGAATTTTATGTTTTCGATTTCCATAAGCTATAATTTTAAATAAAATAGTTATCGAGCTGCCATTCACTGATATTTATGTAGCCGAATGTGGCATATATCATTATTCCTATAAATGGATTATAATCAACTCTGTAATCACAGCCCTTTACAAATGTAACACCATTTATAATTGTGTCGCAAATACAAGTAACCTTTCTCATTTTTTTATCTATACAAGTTCGACAGGCTCATCGCTCCAAGATAATTCTCTTCCGATGAGCTTCTTGATTGAGCCTTTAGGTAAATCAATACCTTCTTCTGCATATATTATAAAATCTCCGTCATCAATATCATCAGCATTTGCATACCATAACTTACTTGATTGTTGACGTATTAGTTGTTCTCTATAGAAGGAAACGTACTTTTGAGTACGTCCTCTTAATGGTTCTTTACAAAAAATATGTTCACCATTTTCATCTACACATAACCATGCCATAACTATATCTTTTTAAGTTTTATCTTTATTGCCTTCAAATTTCTTTCATCTCCATCCCAGAAGCATGAACGTCTAAGATAGAAAGGTTGACCTTTAAGCCAAGGGAACTTATCATAAAAAGCCTTCCATTTAGCCTTTCCTGCCTTCAAAGAGGGTACTTCAATACAGCTTCTAGCATAGCAGCTACCAAAGACTAGTGTATTATTGCAAACGTTTTTATCCATAACTATTCCTCCTCTTTTATACCGAATGGAGTTCCATCGGCAAAGGTGAACCATTCAAAAGCCGTTTCAAAATCAAGACGTTCAACATCTGTTTCGATTCCGTCTGTCTTTATTCTTTGAATAATGAGGTAAACGTCCTTACTGCTTTCTATGACCTTGTATTTAATGAACGGCTCATGTTTTCTTATTTCTTGCCAGCATTCTTCTTCGGTGTTGAATGGTCGGAACTTTGCTTCGCTTTGTTGTTTGATGCGATACTCTGTATTATTCCAAAACTCAATCTCTTTCATTTCCGTCCAATCATTCGGAACATCTGTACCTTTTACGGTACTCGGTTTTGTCCTACTCTCAATTACCTTCCCTTCAGCATAAGCTTGCAGAATAGGATAAAATTCTTTAGCTTCAATTCTATTCATAGCTTTAATAATTTAGTTAAATACTTATCCATACTATAATACACTATCTGAGTAATAGTGTATACATAGAATGATTCACATTCTTTAGTTTCTTTTACTCGTAATATAGTACTTCCTGTTATTACCCATATTGCTGGTATGATTAAAGGCAACAAAGAACCTTCAATTACGAATACTATAGTACATATAGGAATCATAAGTAACACATATACTAATCGCTTCAAGATTTTCATATCAATCCTCCAACTCTATGTTATTTTCTGCTGCGTAGCCATCTTGTGCTTCCTCACAATACTGACCTTCGCAAAGCCCACCTATGCCGATGTTATATTCTGAGATAATGTCCTTGTTACAATACTCACAGATAGCATCGCCAAGTTTATTTTGTAATTCTTCTCTTGTCATAATAGCCCCAAATCCATTAATTTCCATTTAGTATATTCTTCTGCTACACTAGGCGCACTCAGTGCATACATAGCTAAAAGATAGCCTTCGCAAGAACTTATATATTTCCCGAAAGCATTACGATAATCTAACTCTTCCTTCATGCTTTGAATTACAGATTTTTTACTCATTGCTTATCCTCCTTTGCTTTTTTAAGATAAAATTCTCTCCAATCTTCAAAAGTCCAATCTCTTGTATCATGAGTAAGATTGAAAACTTCCGTATCTTTCTCTAACTGGAATAACAGCCAAGCGTAATCTTCATATCGCTGTCTTAGCAATCTTTTGCGACACAATCTTACATGCTTGTATAACTTATAATCAGCGATTGCAGCATCAAAGATTATTTTTCCTGCTATTGCTAACAAATAAGCAGATATAAATCCTAATGCAATCCAACCTAATATTGTAATTACTAAGTCCATATTCTCTTCTTTTTACTCTCTACTTGTTAAATTAGAGGATGATAATTAGTAATTTGTAATATGCTTTGCATCCATTATTTTTCGCATAAGGATGTCTATTTCTTTATCTGATGCTATATGGTCTATTGGATAGCGCATAAAGTTTCCCCAATCACTTTGCTTTTGAATATCGCCGTTGGAATCCATACCAATCAAACATCCATATCCATCACCATTTATATAACCATCATGGATAAATATACTTCCATCACTTGTTACAAGAAATTCTCCTCTTTTAAATTCGCTTCTTTTTAACATATTCTTCTTTCTTTTTACCCTCTCCCTTTTGCAGGAGAGGGTGGTAAATTATAATTCAAACTCTTTGATTACTTTAGGTAATTTATCGTACCCCATAGCTACATGATGCTTCTTGCAAGCATCAATAGCTTTTTCTTGAGTATCAAAATAACTAACACAGCGACAGAGATTTGTAGACTTATCTTCTTCAATGTATCTAAACTCAGTACTAAATCTGCTTTGTTTACCAACTAATGCTCTAAAGCCTTTTTCATCTTTTGTAATTCTATATTTCATAACTATCTATTTATATCCCATAAGGGATGATTAGTTACTTAGATGGCTCAGTATATGATACTGGTTCCCAAACATCATAAGCCGTCAGTAAAGCAGGAGCGATAACTGATGGGGCGAAGATGATAGATACTACAACATCTGGAGCATTCAACTCGTAGTTAACACCTTCTACTTTGTTTTCCTTACTAGCCCAGCCATAAGGCTTTGCTGTAATCGTAGAGCCATCTTTCTTTTTAAAAGTCTTCTCGCTAGAGCAAGAAGCGAACAAACTTGCAACGACTAAGGCTGCTAAAATAATCTTTTTCATATTACTTATATTTATGTCCTATAAGGACGGTTAGTTACATTGGTATCTTCGTTGTATATTTATCAGATGATGTGTAGGAATATATAATCACCATCTGTAGAAGTACTCTTAATATCACAAGAAATATCTGCTTTGTCAAATACAAGTACTTCACAATCTCCACCAGTGGTATCAATGTAAGATTTTAAATGCTCTATCAACTCACTTGCTTTCATATTTCTATCTATTTATATCCATTACAGGATGGTTATTACTCTACTACTTTCTCTAGGGAAAAATAATCAATTCCCCAAGCTTGGCTTGCGTATTGATAAGGTTCTCCATTTTTCTTTATTTTTCGGATAAAAAAATGAACCTTGACTTCATTCTTGCAAAGACACATGGCACTTTTTAGTTGTTCTATGATAAAGATATTACCATCTTTATCTTTCACCTTGTCACCTTTCTGAAAAGGTAACAAACTTAGAAAGTCGTTCATTATATCATTCTTCTTTATGTGAAGATTTACTATTTGTAAATCCACCATCTTTAAACGACCTTCTACATTCTGTAATTTGTTGTATAATTCTATTTCTGTTATATTACTTATATTTATGCCCGAAGGCTGTTAGTTACTTTAAATAATTATTTTTCATTTATCTGGTAATTCAAATTGAATTTGAAATGTTCTACGTATAGGATAGCCTTGATTTACATACGTCTTCCCAAGATAAGCAGTAGTTGCAATACTTGCATATCCTAAATTACCATTGCTCTCATAACAAGTTACATCACAATTATCATATACTGTGTCTATATCTGCTATGATTTTTCTGAGTTCTCCTAATTTCATATCTCTATACTTTTATTCTTATAATTATTATACACATCACATGGAAGAGTACAATAACAATATCTCGAATCTGATTCTTGACACTCTTTATATTTATTAAAAGGACACTTTGCCATACCTACACCTCCATTTCTGAGTTAAGTCCTAGACCGAAGAGAAGGTGCTGTAACTGATGAACAAAGTTAACACTAGCAAGATTGTGTCTGTCTAGACCTACGCACACCAAGAACTCACCCAAAGTTGTTATATCTTTTGTTATATACAGATAAGCTCTTTTTGTTGGCAATCTATACCAATCATAGCCATCGTTCTTCCAGCCATTCTTCTCTAGAATCTCAGGAGTGATAGGAATACCTTCTATCACATTAACATTAACTTCTTGTAAGCTTTCGTTTTCATCATAGTAAGTTGCATAGTAACCATCACAATTGCTAATGATTCTAAGACTTCCATGGATATAAACCAAATCTCCTGGAATGTATTCTAACTTATCCATACGTTTTACTTTTTATTATCCATCATAAGAGCCATTTCACATACCTTGTGACACATTTGGCAAACATCCTCAAGACTTCTTGTATCCCAATTATAGTACATTCTTCCGTGGTCTTCGGTTATTACTACAACCTGTCTGTCACGGAGGATTCGCCATATCATTTTCAACTTCTGTTTCATACGCTTTACTCCTTAACTTCTTTAAAAATTACCGATTTTCCATCTGAGCGTACACCTTCACAACATGCAAATTTTATACATACTGGATTATCCTCAAAGAAGCAACCTCTACAACCATTTTGCTCAACTGCTTCAAGAGTGATTCTTTCTCCAACTTTAAGCTCTTTCATTGCTCACCTCCTTTGATAATTAAGTCAAACAACTCATCTACGAATATCCAATCAGACAATTGGAACATATAGACTTGCTCTTCCCACATTTCTTGATATGTATTGCAAGTAGTCTCATCGAGCATAGCGTTCATGTTGTAGAGCTTTCTATTACCGAATTCTTTTGAGAACGCAAGAACCTTTCCGTTATTATTTCGAGGAACTTCGCTAGCAGGGTGAAATAATTCCTTCAATAGCTCATTGATACCCCACTTAGCACCTAGCCCAATAGCTTCTTTGATGTCCTCTTTGTAGAACATTTCTTCCTTTTCATCATTGTTGAAGACTATCTCTTCACCATTAAGCAAGAATCTATCCTCGTAGATTTCTTCCTTGGCAGCTTCTATTTTCTTATCGTCTATCATAATTATCTTCCTTTCTTACTATTTTTATCCAATACCTCTTTAATCTCGAAATATTGAGCCTTTACAAAATTTTCCATCTCTAACTTGGTTATTCTACCAATAACTGAAATAACCCCATCCCTTACAGATACTGAGAAATAATCAGTATTGATAAAACTAAGATTAATATCTATGCTTTCATCATTCATAATCTACCCTTTCTTTTTCTGAGTTCTAACATTCTCCTAGTTCTACGGCTTTCCTTGCCACTAGGAGGAATGCCACCAAGCTTTACTTCTGGGATTTCATAATTCATATAGATGGAAGCTTCTTTATTGAGTGCCTTAGCTACTTCTTTAATCAAGGCTTCTTTAAGTGATACACCAGTTGGTGTTACAATTATCTTTGCATCGTCTCTAATCATTGCTCACCTCCTTTCCAATCATCAGTCGTTCCTAGTAGATGTGCTGTCTCTTCGTTGTAAGGAATACAATACTTACGACTAAATCCGATACAACAAAAAGGATATTGTGATTCTTCTTTATAATGAGAAAAGAGTTCAGCTTCCCATACAGCATCTTTCTCATTTCGCCCCAACACTTTATCGAATGGCTTAAACTCGCACTTTGGCTTTAAATCCACAATCTGTTTCTTCTCAGCATCCCAAGCCTTGCCTTTCTTTGCGAGAGCATCAAAGAGCTGCTGCTTCTCAGAGTCAGTTGCTGGGCGGAGACTATAATGAACTCTTGTATTACCATATTCAGCTATAGTAAATTTATCGTCAGTATTATAGAAAGCATAGTAAAAAGCTCTTTCGTCTCCATCTTTATATTCACTTTTTAAGATGAAAATACAATTTGCATAATATCCACCTTTAATTCCTTTCATAAACACAATATCCCCATCCTTGAACACAGGCTGAGCCTTCTCTATCTCAAAGGTCTCCATATTCAGCTTACCACTTAATTCTTTCTCAATGGTATTGATGTATGTAGCGGTACAACTATGTGATGCTTTGTGCCAATCCTTTGTATCCAAAAGACATGAATCAGAATGAATAGACTCTTTGTTACGTTTAACGAATACAGCCTTAACTGTTTGGTATGAAGAATGAGCAAATTCTTTGAATACACAATAGTCGCCCTCTCCATTAGCAAGTACATCGCCCTTCTTCCAAGAAAACTTTGCCCAATCACGCATCTCTTTGGAAGGAAAGAGAATCTGTAAGCCATCAAACCATCCTCTAAGTGTTCCAAGTTGAGAATAGCCAAAAATATCATTATAATCTTCCTCTTTCTTTGTACACCAAATAACAGTTTCTATTTCCGTTGTTGCGACTTCATCTAGTTCTACATCTATATTATGTAACCAGTCATACAACTTAATTCCTTTTGGCATATCTTTAAGAAGATTCGCTACATTTATCTTATTTTTCATATTACTTTACCCTTTTAAATTGAACATTCTTTCCGTCTTTTCTGTCGATTGCGGCACAACAAATATCTTTGCAGATATTTTCATAAATATTGCTGCTTATCTCGTCAAAGAAGCAACCATTACATTCTTCTGTCTCGCTTTCAACCACCTTTAAGGTGATTTCTGAGCCAATAGGTAAATCTTCCATAACTAAACCAATTTTTGTGTTAAACAATACTGGTAGTAACTTATACTGCCAACATATTTTGATATTTTTGCAGCTCACCATCATAAGGAGTGACTTTCAATCCATCAATGAAATCAGCATTCTCAGTTGATACCTCGGTATCATGCTCATTCATAAACACCTTTTGCGCTGTCGTAGAATGGCTTTCAGCTCTAAGCTTACCGAGTGACCGCCAAACCTGCTTACGATGGATGAATAATCCATGCAAAGGAATAGTCTTTACTTCTACTTTTCCCATATCTAATTTCTCATTATGTGACACTTGATAACCTTATGAACCGCATTTGGCTGCGATTTATTAAACTCATCCATTATATGACGCTCCATTTCCTCGGGGAAGATGGGCTTTGTCGGCTTCGGCATAGTGAGGACGGCTTGTATCTTTGCCCCCCCATCCAAGGTAAGCAAACATCTACGACTAATTTTCTCAAATAACATTTTTGTATCTCCTATATTTAAACGTTAAACAAAATCTTAGTTTTTTATAATCTAATTATATACCACCACGGAAGCGAAGCGAGCCGAAGGCGAGCCTTCCATTACTTTATAGGTATTAGCATACACCCTACAGACTACCCCTCCCTTGATATAAGTATAGTTATTGGGTATCATATCCTTTACATAGTCAATAGAGGATAAAAAACGCTTTTCTATGTTTCTGTATTTGCATAAAATCTCGTTTTTGACCGCAAACTTTACCAAATCAAAGGCTTTCTGTACGCTTACGCTTAACTTCTCAGCTATATACTTATATGATATACCATTCTCTCTAAACTTATCGCCGTAGCCAAAACGATTACAAACCTTCTTAGCCGCCTTCAACTCTTTTAAGCCTTTAGGGTGCTTAGACTGCTGAATCATTTGCTTAGCGTAATTCTTTCGATTCTGTACATCAATGATAAGCATAGCAGATAAGGTATCTTCTATGAACTTTACATTCTGTGCATAGGCATTCTTTTTAGAATCATTCCTTGAGATAAACTCGATATTAGGAACAAGGACGTTCCTGTGAGAGGTATGACTTTTTAGAGACTTGAAGACGAGGCAACGATTATTCTTGCCCGTGAACTCAACCAAGCCCAGAGCCTTCAAGGTATCAATACGCTTACGGACAGCACAGGCACTTACTCCCGTGATTTCGTGAAGCTTATTGATGCTCCATCTTTGCACGGCAGAAGACTTGACCCTTGTCTTAATGAAAAGGGAAAATGCAATTGCTTTCCTTAACTCGGGATTGCAATACATATTGTTCAATATCTTTCTGCGTATCTCCATTTTACAGATATTTTAAAAAGTCAAGAGCAGCAAAGAAATGGGGATTCTCTGCTGCTCCGTATTTAGTAGCCTTGCGGCTCACGTAAATCCAAACTCTTACACGTTAGAAAGCTCCCCATAAGCTTGCTAGGTGATAGTGTTCTTTCTTAAACACACCGCAAAATTAATAAAAATCTGTCAAATAACCAACTTTTCTATTAATAAATTTAAAATAATTAATAGTTTCTATTCGCTTTTTAATAGATTTTTATAACTTTGCATTATATTTTCTATTAATAACCAAATAATAAGTAATAGCGTATGATATACAATCAATATCAGCAGTATGAACTCTCCGACCGCATCATGCAAGCGGTATGTGAGGTAGGCAAGGTTACGTTCATGGAACTTTGCTCTGCGGTGAAGACCGTCAAGCTCAACACCCTTAGAGGACTATATTGTCTCATAAGCCGTGATTATTGCATTCATCCCGACCGCTCGGCTCGCCTACTCTGCCGTACCAGAGCAAACGTAATCAATCAAGCACGAAAGTATATGCAATACGTTCAGTCAAAGGATAAGTACACCTTATCTATATATAACCAAATCGTAGAACTCTTAAAAAGTAACAAAGAATGAAAAGAACAGATTATGAGCTTACCTTGCCCGACCAGCTCTTCCCAACGGACAATGACCTAGAGATTCCGACACTTGATATTGATATGCAAGCCAAGGAGTGTCAGTCACCCTTCCTTTGCTTCGGCGAACAGAAGAGAACCTTCAACCTCAATGGCGAAGGCTCTTTGCACTTCTATACCGATGATTACCGCTTCTCAGCTATCTACGAGCACCCTGAGAAGATATTGCAGCATCACCCTGCCGTTATCGTTGAGCCGAACTTCTCCCTATATAATGAAATGCCCGTATCTTTCGGCTTGCAGGCTATCTACAAGAAACGTTGGATTGCCCGTTGTATGCAAGGTAAGGGTATCGGTATCTTCGTTGACCTCAACGTGGCGCAGAAGTTTTATCGCCTCAATATGATTGGCGTACCTCGTGGATGGCGTGCCTTCGCTACCCGTGGATATTCGGATAGACTGAATAACCTCGCCTTTGAGTATTCCATCGCAAGCGATTGGGCAGAGGGCAAAGAGCCGCTATTTGTTATCTACGGCGGCGGTGCTGAGTGTCGGCGGTTCGCCCAGACCCATAGAGGTTGTATCTACATCAACCCCGTTGTCACTACTAAGAAACAGCTTGCCGCCTTGCAGAAGATTCACGAAGGTGTTGCCTTTATCGGCGAAGAGTTCTCTGTTAAGGCGCAGCTTGATAAGCTTACCCCTTTCTCCAAGCAGATTGAGGATTTCCGAACAGATAACGTCTCTAAACAGATTGAGGAAAAGTAAGATTGTTTATGCGAGATATGGCATTTATTTGCTGTATCTCGCTTTCTTTTGTATCTTTGCATCAGCAAAACGGAAATTGTGGAATATAGGTTCTGAAGTGTCATAACAATATGTATTAGTTAAGATTTGGTTAAATGAAAATAATAGTTAGTTATTAGTCTATAAGCAGCCGCCTGTGATAGGTAGCTGCTTTTCTTATATATAATATATAGGTATAAGAATCTAAGAGAAGCATGAAAATGTCTTAATATAATCATAAAACCCCATTAGTTTATATTAATTACTATTAATTTATTAATATTATTCCCGAAAATAGTTGGTACTTTGAGATTTTTTTATTATTTTTGGTGTGTAAATAATAAGTTTAACAATATAAAATAGGAGATACAACAATGAAGTACATCAAATTAGTAGTCAGCAAGATTGATAGCAAAGAAGCTACAAGAAGAATCAACGCTTTAATAGATTCCATCAACTCCAAAACATTATGGAATGATAAGGTTAAGTTCTTAAAGAATGACGCAGCGAATGAGAGTTTGGAAAATATGACGAAAGCCGTTTCTGCCGTTTATAACATAAAACCTTCTGAATTTAAAAAGGTTGAAGAGTTGGAAGATGTGACTTTTAATAAAAAGAAAGGAGGTTCTATTTTTTGGGAAAAGTATAGAGAGAACGAAACTGATACTATTGAGATAGGTACGATAAATAGACATGGTAAAATCGCAAATATCGTAAGAACTTACGAGGAAAGCGGTTGGAAATCACTGACTACTTATTATATAAATGGATATAAGACAGGAGGTAAGGATAAGTCCGTTCTACAGATGTTTGATAAGCTTGTAAAAGCTGGAAAGATTAAATAATAACTTCAAAGGCTACTCATTATATGGGTAGCTTTTTTATTTGTTTACACGCAACCTATTATTTTCTATTAAAACCCGAATAATCTCCGTAACTTTGCAAATAATAATTATTAAATAATAAAATTATGGCAAGAGAAAAGAAAATCTCACAGAACCCATCCATCGCAAAGGATGAGCTTCTAGTAAAGCTGGGTTTTCGTGAAATGATTGACATTACAAAGCTCCTCTATAATGAGGGGCAGATTGATGGCGTTCCAAAGAACCCTCGCTACTTAAAGGAGAGCGAGCACGACAAGCTCGTCAAGTCACTCGCCGATAGCCCAGAGCTCTTAGAGTACAAGCCTTTGATGGTTTATGGCTTGGAGGATGGTACATACGTCACCATCTGCGGTAATATGCGCCTCAGAGTGGCTAACGAGTTACGCATCGGTGGAAATACGAACTTCGATAAGCTGCCTTGCTTCGTCTTGAAGACCGATACCCCAATTCAGAAAATCAAGGAGTATGCTATCAAGGATAACGTGCAAGCTGGTAATTGGGATTGGGATGAGCTTGCCAATGGTGAATGGGAAACCGATGATTTGCAGAATTGGGGTGTTGATTGCTCTTTTCTCAATACCGATGAGGATGATACCGATATTGATAAGCTATTCGAGGATGCCCAAAATACCGAGAGCAAAGTTAAAGATATTAAGCTCTCCGTCCATATTCCACAAGAGTTGGAAGATAAGGTAGATGAGATTAAGGAGATTATCAAGTCTGCCGTTTCCGAATACGAAGGTGTGGAAATAAAATAATAGAGATATGGAAGTCTATCTTGCGGCGGTGGCTTACTGGAAATCTTAGTAAGTTTTGGAAAAGTGTTAGTATGGAATTAATATAGCAGGGACTTTAAGCAGACCCTATGTTTATAAAAAGGCTATGGAAGTTTTTTTAGCAGGTGAACACCCAGTAAAGAACGGCAAGGATGCCGATTGGGAAGGATTAAATATATTGGAAACTTACTATTATCTACAGAATAATAAAGAGTTTCCTCGATTGATAGGCAATTTTCAGAATTTCCTATTAGATAGTGGTGCTTTCACATTTATGTCGGGAGCAGGTGTAGTTAACTTCGATAAATACGTAGAAGGATATGCTGCATTCATAAAGAAGTGGAACGTAAAGAACTTCTTTGAGCTTGATATTGATTCCGTTGTTGGTATCAGAGAGGTTGAAAGACTTCGTGAAAAGCTCGAAAGATTAAGTGGACGTAAGCCTATCCCCGTTTGGCATAAGTCACGAGGGAAAGAGTATTTTGTTGAAATGTGCAAGAATTACCCTTATGTGGCTATCGGTGGTATCGTAACCAAAGAAATACCTATCAATAAATATGAGAAGTTATTTCCTTGGTTCGTGAAGACAGCACATAAATATGGCTGCAAGATACATGCTCTTGGATATACAAATATCAGAGGATTGCATACGTATCACTTTGATTCCGTGGATTCTACAGCTTGGCTTTATGGCAATATGAGCGGTTCTATATATAAGTTCAATGCCAAGAACGGAACTATGGATAAAACCAAAGCACCTGAGGGCAAGAAACTTCGCTCAAAGTTGGTTGCTGCACATAATTTCGGCGAGTGGGTACGCTTTATGAAGTACGCCCGTGCAAGATTATAAAAGATAAATATTTAAATTTTAATTAGTTATGAAAGATTCATTGATTATTGTATCAGGAGGTATGGACTCGGTAACTCTCCTGCATGAGAATAAAGAAAACATTGCTCTCGCTATTTCTTTTGATTATGGCTCTAACCACAATCAGAAGGAGATTCCTTTTGCTAAGTTGCATTGTGAGCGACTTGGTATTAAGCACATTGTTATTCCACTCAACTTTATTCACGATTATTTCAAATCCTCTCTCCTCGAAGGTGCAGATGCTATTCCCGAAGGCAACTACGATGATGAGAACATGAAATCAACCGTAGTTCCTTTCCGTAACGGCATTATGCTCTCTATCGCTTGCGGTATCGCAGAGAGTAACGGATTGAAGAAGGTGCTTATTGCTAACCATTTCGGCGACCACGCTATCTATCCAGACTGCCGCAAGGGCTTTATTGATGCCATGTCAGAGGCTATGAAGAATGGTACTTACGAGGGTATCAGCATTGATGCTCCTTACACCAACATTACGAAGACAGATGTTGCTCGCCACGGCAAGAAGCTTGGCATCAACTACGCAGAAACTTGGAGCTGCTATAAAGGCGGTGAGAAGCATTGTGGTAAGTGTGGAACTTGTATGGAACGCAAGGAAGCTCTCCGTGATGCTGGTATCCCTGACCCAACTGAATACGAGGATGAGTAAGGCAAGCGGAGGTACACGAAACTATTCGGGTAACCCTAAGACGATGGCTAAGAGAGAATCAGAATTTCAAGCCATCGTCTCTACGGGCAACTATAAAGATAGCTACTTCGATAAAAGCGGCGGTTATTATGTGGTACATAACAACCATAATAAGATTGCTGACCCGAATACCAATAAGGAAATGTATGCGGCAGAAGTTCTTGCAAAGAAGGGTTATCGTACATATTTAATGAGCGAAATGTCGTATATAACGGGAGCGAAGAAGACTGATGGCTTCAAAGAGCACGCCGTGATGGATATGAAAACCATCAACTCGGCGAGTGCCTATAAGGTAGAGAATGCATTGAAGAATGCTGCAAAGCAAGGGGCAGAGGTTGCTATCCTCATACAGAATAACAAGGCTATGACAAAGGAATATGTCAAAGACCAAATTTCGATGTATCTCACTCATGCAAAAGGAAATGAAAGAGGTAACTTAAAAGAAGTTATTGTTGTTGGCTTATCAGGCAATGTTCATCGCCATAAACTTTGATAAAAAATAGCAAAGCAGGTACACCTCTTTGCCTTTGAAGAATAAGCGTGAAATCGAGCAGCCAGTGTACTGACCCACCCGATTTATTCTTCTCGGTCGCAAAATTAAGAATAAAAATTGAAATAACAAAATAAAAGAAAGGAAAATTATGTATTACGTTTCAAAAAGAATGGAGATTGCCGCTTGTCATAAGCTGAATCTCTCTTATGAAAGCAAGTGCGCCAACCTTCATGGGCATAATTGGATTATTACTATCTACTGCAAGGCTGAAAAGCTGAACAAGGATGGTATGGTGATGGACTTCAAGCATATTAAGCAGAAGATTCACGGCTACCTCGACCATGGCAACCTCAACGAGCTTTTGCCTTTCAATCCTACTGCTGAGAATATCGCCAAATGGATTGTTGCTCAGTTCCCAGAGTGCTACAAGGCACAGGTACAGGAGAGTGAAGGCAATATCGCCGTTTATTGTGACGATGATAAGATTGACGGAAAGGAGGCTCTCTAATGGCTAAGTATAAAGTAAACGAAATCTTCTACTCTATCCAAGGTGAGGGAAGACATGCAGGTAGAGCGGCTATCTTCGTCCGCTTCTCGGGTTGTAACTTGAAGTGTCCTTTCTGTGATACTGATTTTAAGAAGTATGAGGAAATGGGAGCTATTGATATTCTGAATAAGATTCAGTTGCTCTCACCTGATTGCAAGTTCGTTGTCTTTACGGGCGGTGAGCCTACATTGCAAGTGGATGAGGAGCTTACTACTCTTCTCCAAAATTGGGGCTACTATATTGCTGTGGAGACCAACGGAACGCACAAGATTCCAGGTGGTATCAACTGGGTTACTTGCTCTCCTAAGTGCTTATTCGTTAAGGGCGCAGAACCTATCATTAAGGTTGCTACCGAGGTAAAGATTGTCTTTGATGGTGAGCACGAGATTACCGATTGTGGTATTGATGCAGATTATTACTACGTTCAGCCTTGTGATACAGGCGATGCGAAGAAGAATGCTGAGATTCTGAAACAAACAGTTGCTTTCGTAGAGGCTAACCCTAAATGGCGGCTTTCCTTACAGCAGCAGAAGATTCTCAACGTGAAATAAATCATTTCGCCTATGAGCAAGAATAAAAAGAAAACCCCGACAAAGTATCGTCCTATCTGCTTTTATTGCGGTGGGAAACTTTGTTGGGATTCATCAGGTGACCGCAGCGAGGATGATGATTCCGTAGTTGATTACTATCATTGTATGCAATGCGGTACTTCTTATGAGGTATATGAGCCTAATGAGGAGGAGAAGCAAGATTATAAAGAATATTGGAAAGGTAAATAATATGGCTAAGATTACAAAAGAAACAGCAGAAAAGCATATCAAAGAACTCTTGGAGTATATCGGTGAAGACCCTAACCGCAAGGGCTTAGAGGGCACACCTGACCGCATTATCAGAATGTGGAAAGAAATATTCAGAGGTTATGACCCTTCACAGAAGCCGAAGATTACCATCTTTGATAACAATGATGACGGTATCATCTATGATAACATGGTTATCGACCAAGGCGATTTCCATTCAAACTGCGAGCATCATTGTGTTTGGTTTTGGGGCAAGTATTGGTTCGCATATATTCCGAATCCAAAGGGAAAGATTCTCGGTATCTCTAAGATAGGTCGTGTAGTTGATTACTGCTCCGCTCGCTTACAGATACAGGAACGATTGGTACACGACATCGTAGATATGCTGAAAGATGCTCTCGGTAGCGAATACCCACCACTTGGTATTGCTCTCGTGATGAAGGGTCATCATTCTTGCAAAGAGTTCAGAGGTGCAAAGAAGAAGGGCATTATGACCTCTTCTTACCTTGAAGGTGCATTCAAAGACGACCCACAAGTGAGGGCTGAGTTTATGAACCTCGTAAATGGTGATAAGTATGAAGGTTAAGTCAGTCAAAACACAAATCTTGGAGGAAGTGGGGTTTCTGCTTCCTACCAAGAAGCTTCTTTCCTCTAAGGAAAAGGTTGAAATCATGGAGCAGTTCTTGATGATGCCAGCGAGCCAGATAGTGACTTTGCAACAAGATGGACGCAAGTCATCTTTTGTACAGCAGATAGCAAAGCTGCTCTATAACAACAATCTTGGAGAGTACTTTAATGTACTGAAAATGTGCCGAGAAATGGCAGCAGAGGAAAAAGAGAATAAAGATGCTTTTCTTAAATAAAAGCTATTGTTGGGAATAAATTAGGAATAAAAGTTATTAATATGCCATTATCAAGAGATGAAAGCAAGCGAAAGAAACAGCTTGCAAACCTTGAAAAAGGTAAGTTTAAGAAAGGTGGAGTTGGCAACCCGAAGGGCAGACCACCAAAGCCTAAGACGATGTCATTGTTCATCGAAGAAATGAAGGAGAAGGGCTACGAAGTGCCTTCCTCTCAGATTATCGCAGAGTCTTTTCTGTATATCGCTACCCTGCCCCAAGCCGAATTGGAGGCGGTGTTGACAGATAAGTCACGCCCGATGATGCAACGCATTATTGCCAAGGGAATACTTGATAAGAAAGGGCTTGATGTGCTCGAAAGAGTTATTGATAGAGCCTACGGAAAGATTCAGCGCATTGACCTTACAAGCAAGGGCGAGCAGATTAAGCAAGACCCATTGCAAGTACATGTTGTTACCAATAATGAAGAGTATCAGAAGATTCTCGCTGAGATTCAGAAAGAGAAAGAAAAGAAGGATGCTGAGCCAGATAAAAATATAGGAGAATAAATATATGGAAATACAGAAGAAATGGGCTATGCCAAGTGGTGATACTTTCGGTATAAAGCCAATCAAAGAACTTTTTGATAAATATAATAAAGGTGGTGTTATTATTGACCCATTCGCAAAGGATTGCAAGCTCGGAACAATTCGCAATGACTTAAATCCGAACTGTGATACTCAGTATCACCTTGACGCATTAAAGTTCCTTCAAGGGCAGAAATCCAACTCTGCTGATATGGTATTATACGACCCACCTTATAGTGTTACACAAGCATCTTTGCTATATAAGGATTTTGGCAAAGAGAAATTGGAGATAAATGTCTCTAATGCCAAATATTGGTCTTTATGTAAGAAGGAGATTGCAAGAATATTAAAGAATGAAGGTATCTGTATTTCTTGTGGTTGGAATACACAAGGAATAGGAAAATGTAACGGAGCGGTATGTAAAGAGATTCTTATCGTAGCACATGGCGGTTCGCACAACGATACCTTAGTCACAGTTGATGAGATAAAGAAATAAGAGCAGATAAAGGATAATAGAGATATGCCGCACGTATATTTAGCAAAGAACTACATGAGGGTAAAGGCAGCGAAAGAAGCAGGGTTCACAACTTGCTCTCTTCAAGGCTCAAGTCGTAGTGCCAAAACGTATAGCGTTGTGCAGTTCCTTTGTATGCTTTGCTTCAACCATGCTGGAACGACCGTTTCCATCATTCGTGCTGGTATGCCTTCCATTAAACGAACTGTCTATCGTGATTTCAAAGATATAATGCTCAACTTTGGTTGGTGGGATGATAAGTGCATGAATAAATCGGAGTTCGTTTATACCTTCCCAAACGGCTCTTGGATTGAGTTCTTCTCCACCGATAATGAGCAGAAGGTGCGTGGTTCTAAACGTAAGATACTTTTCGTAAATGAGGCGAATGAGCTTTCTTTCATCGAATGGCAGCAGCTTCAGATGCGTACCACGGAGTTCTCTATCCTTGATTATAACCCTTCCTTCTCAGAAGACCATTGGATAAATCAGGTAAACGAGGAGAAAAGCACTTATTGGTTTATATCCACCTATAAGGACAATCCTTTCCTCGAACCAAAGGTTATCGCTGAGATTGAGAGCCTTAAATGGAAGAATCCGAGCCTTTGGCGTATTTATGGTTTGGGATTGCGCTCTATGGTTGAGGGCTTGATTTTTAAGAATGTAGTTGTTGATGATTATATTCCTATCCAAGCGCATAGACACCGATACAGAGGTATTGACTTCGGTTACTCCAATGACCCTACGGCGATTGTTGATGTGTATATCTACGGAAAGATTATCTATATAGATGAAATATGCTATCAGACAGAAATGCTTGCTTCTGATATTATTAGGGTATTGAAAGAGGATAAAAAAAATATTGAGGTAATATCAGAGAGTGCCGACCCTCGTCTGATTGATGAAATCTATAATGCTGGTATTGATATAAAACCTGTAAAGAAGTTCGCAGGTTCTATTCAAGCTGGTATTATGAAGTTGCAAGAATACACAATTCATATAACAAAACGCTCTACAAATGTAAGAAGGGAATTTAACAATTATACCTACCGCCAAGACAAGGAAGGAAAGTGGCTTAATGAGCCTATAGATATGTATAATCACGCCATCGATGCATGCCGATATGTTATCATGGAGAAGTTATTGGGCGATTATGGTAGCGGAATGCAAGCCGCCGACATTCTCGGTCTGATGGGTTAAAATCGAAATGCTTATGAAACGAATATATGATAAACAACCAAGGGAGCATCATCGTAAACGCTCCCACTATAATAGCAGAGGAGTAGCCAAATTATCCTTTGATAATGAGAAGGTAGCCGCAAGATACATAAAGAAAAAGCGGCTACTCGGTTACTCCGCATATCTTTGTAGTGAGTGCAATCATTGGCACATTGGAAGACTGCCGAAATAGGCGTTTTTCTTTTGTTTACACAGGGTTTCTTCTTCATGCCTATATAAGTTATATTATTACTAACTTTGCCCTTGTTATAACAAAAAATATTCATATATGAGAGCAATAGAACAGATAGTAGCACAAGATGCGAGCACAGTCCGCTCGGTATTGACAGCAAGAAAGAAAGGCTTTAAGACACCACTGAGTGTGCTTGAAGACCAATGGAATCCATCAAAGCATAAAATCTTTGATGAGGATTTTCGTCCTAAGAAGCGAATCAAAGTACCTACGGGTCAGTATGACCCTATCACACAGAAACCGATTTACAAGGATAAGAAGGTTGAGCCAGTAAGAATCGCTATTCCTGCTCAGAAGTCAATCGTAAATCTTACTGTAGGTTTCTTGCTTATGAATGCCGTTACCTATAAAGCTACGGCACATGGTGTTGATATAAAGAAGATGAACGATAAGCAGCAGAAGCTATATGACGGCATCATGCATTGCTATCACGACAACAAGATGAAGTACTTCGATAAGCGACTTGCCCGTACCCTCTTCAAGGAATGTGAGTGCGCCGAGTTATGGTATATGCCAACAGACGCAGAGGGAAAGCTTCGAGGCGAAATCAGAGTTCAGTTGCTTTCACCTTCAAACGGCGATAAGCTCTACCCTCATTTCAACGATTTCCATATCATGGACGGCTTCGCCCGTGAGTACTATGTATATGATGAGCTTGGAAAATCTGAGTTACATTTTGACGTATATACAGATAGATTGTGCTATCAGTACACTAATATTGATGGCGCAGGATGGAAGCTTATCTCTGCCCTACCTCATGGCTTCACGAAAGTTCCTGTCGTTTACTATAGACAAGACCAAGCAGAGTGGGAAGATGTTCAATGGGCTATTGATAGAGTGGAGACTTGTATCTCTAATTGGGGTGATACAAATGACTATTTCGGCACGCCTAAATACTTTATCAAGGGTCGTTTGGAAGGCTTCGCTGAGAAGGGCGAGCAAGGTGCTGTATTCGTAGGTGGTAACGATTCAAGTATGAACGTTCTTTCTTGGGATAAGTCACCTGAGAGTGTAAAGGGAGAAATTGCTTATCTCTTCAATATCATCTACTCATTTACCTCAACTGCCGACATCAGCTTTGAGAATATGAAGACCTTGGGCAGCAACACCTCGGGTGCGGCTATCCGTTTGATGTTCACCGCTCCTTATATGAAAGCGGATTTGAAGACAGAAATGTTCGGTGAAATGTTCACTCGCCGCTCGAATATCGTAGCTAACGGCATCTGTAATACGGGAGTTTACGTAAAGGGTATCGACCAGAGTGTTGCTGAACAGATTGACTTTGAGCCAGTCTTTAAGCCATATCTGCCAAAGAATGATGTTGAAATGTTGCAACTTATCACTTCATCCAATGGTGGTGCAAAATCTACCTCTAATCGCCGTGCCATCGAGCTTAACCCTCTCAATGATGACCCTGATAAGGTTGAGGAAGAAATGAAGAGTGAACAGGAAGAAGCGTTGGCGCAGCAAGCAGCCCTTTCGGGGCTTGGTAGTGCCGCAAGTGGAAGTCAGTCAGTTTCAAATGAAGAAGAGGAGGAATAAATATGGCAAAGAATAGTGGAAATACGAGAAAGAAGAACTCTGAGAATATAAAAGAAGCTCAGATTTCGTCAAATTTAAGAGCAACTTACGGTGATTCTTGGAATATTAATAATTTCATAAAAGCTTCTCCGTATTTTGATGAGGAAACAGTGTATGAAAATTTTAAAGAAAAATATGCACAACAAAATCCTGCCTATGGTCTCTCACAAGAAATGGATGATGTTGATAAAACGTTTAAAGACCTTGGGGAGGATAAAGAAATAGATATGACAAAAATTGATATTAGTACACCGCAAGAATTTCTCAATATATCAGATACTGCGAAGTATATGAATACTCAAAAATATAATGGAATAAAGGCGGTTAGCTATAATATGAATGGAAAAAATAAATTAATGATTGTAGATGGTAATCATCGTTTTGTTGCTGCTAAGCTTAATGGTGTAAAGAAAGTAAAAATGAGAGTTATAACAATATAAACTATGCCAAAGAAGCTCACATCAAAACAGCAGAAAGAACAACTGAATAATCTGTTCGCCGTTTATAATAAGCGGTTGGGCAGATTATACAGCGATTATGTCAAGAAGCTCACCTCTCTTGGCTATGGAGAAGATGTGCTCGAAGATGATGCGCTTTTTAACTTTGATAACTTTCCGCAGTTAAAGGCTCGTTTGAACGACATCTTTAATGATTACTATCAGAATAGCCTTCTTTGTTATAAGAGCGGCATCACCGATGGCGTTGCGTTGGCGTATAACCACGATGAAATGGTTATAGGCGGTTATTCCGTGCTTACAGATAAAGCTATAAGGGTTGCAAGAGATACCGCCGCAGCCACGTTTATTGCAAATCGTTTGAAAACAAAGAATGGATTGAATCTCTCTCAGATTATTTGGAACTACTGCCAACAGACAAAGAGTGAGTTTGAAATGGCTATGAGTAATACCATTGCGGACGGAATCAAAAAAGGCTCATCAGCAGAGGAAGTAGGCAAGAGCATACGAAAGTATCTCAATGACCCAGATATGATGTATCGCCGTTATCATACTATCAAGGTTCAGAAGAACGGAAAGAAGAAAGATGTGGTGACTTGGCGCAGACGTAGAATCATTGACGGCAAGGTGCGCTTTATTGAAGAGCCATTGGAGAAAGTAGGTATGGGTGTTTACCGCTCGGCAAGAAAGAACGCTCTCAGAGTAGCAAGAACTGAGATAAATTCCGCATATCATAAGGCAAGAAATGAGCGATGGCAGAAAGAACCATTCGTTATCGGTCAGTATATTCACGTATCACCACAGCATAATATTGATGATATATGCAATGACCTCGAAGGTCGCTACCCTAAAGATTACGTATGGATTTCTTGGCATCCTCAATGTATCTGCACCTCAGACCCTATCACTATACAAGGCGAGGAGAAGAAGGAGTTTTATAAACGCTTGATGGCTGGCGAGGATATGAGTAACTACGTATCCCCTTTTGCCGTGCTCACTATGCCCGAGAAGTACAATCAATACATTAAGGATAACTCTGAAGCTATAGTGAAGGCAGGAATGAAGGGTAAATTGGCTTGGCACTTACAAGATAACACAAAGTATTGGGCACATCTTTTAAGCCCGTTAGACCGCAAGAAATTGGGGTTAAAGGCGGTTTCTTCTAAGGAGCTTATACTTGCGAAGGCAAAGGAACGCCACGCCCTTAGAACTAAGGAGCAGATAGATAAGATACAGAGCCGATGGGATAAGCATAGACGTGACTATTACAATGGCTTGGTTCATAATCTGCTCGGTAGTAAATCTGTTACGGATATAAAGAGCCAAGACCTCTTTGAACGGTACTATGCTATCCGCTACGCAATCAAGGACAAAAAGAGTGCTTCTGAGATAGCATCTTTATTTGATAGATTCAAGCGAGGTTATCAGACTAAACTTGCATGGACTGACCGCAAGGTTGCAATGAATGTTATGAAGGTGGCTGCTAATTACGGAGAAACCGATGTTTCTTCCGTTCTAAGCGCATTAAAGTCTGCTAACTATACATTAGCAAGGAAAGAAGCGAAAACGCTCGCAAACGCCATTTCTGCCATTAAAAAGGATGAGCTATCACTTTCCGCTCTCATCCCTGATGTCAATAAGTGGCATAAGCAGTTCACGTCCCAGGAATTGCACGGAGTATATGATGCCGTAGAAGCGAAGTTGGCTCAATGGCAAAGCTTAACACTCGAAAAGCAGGCAAGCAAATTGCAATTTGAGGCAGTTGATTTCCTTGGTGGAAATATGCACGGGGTTCAACAGAAGTATGCTACATGGAAGGTATCGCAAGCGGCATATCTCAAAAAGCTTGATGAGGTAAAAACGGCGATTGATTGGGTGAATATCAATAAAGCTTATGCTGACGTAAAAGGTTATAAGACACAGAGCAAGATATATCATAAGCTTATATATGACCTTGAACACGCTATGCTCGCAAAGGATAAGCCCCTTGCTGAGCAGTTGCTTTATGAAGCTAAGCAAAAGAAAGAAACGCTTATTAATGCGAAAGCAAAACGAAATGCGAAGAATGTTGTATTTGATACAGACCGATTCTCTCAATCAAGGAAAGATGCCGCAGTATGGGATAAGGGTAATGGTGCAAAAGCTGATAAAACCCTCGTAGATGTTGCATCCAAACAATGGATAGCAGCAACAGAAAAAGAAAAAGATTTCACATACGAATACACTCATCATTATTGCGATGTAAATGAACCATTACAAGGAAGAAAATATGATAGTTACCAAACGAAGGAAAGGTTCATAGAGAAGGTTAATAATATAACAAGCTATATAGAAAAGAACGAACTTCCTACCGATATGTGGTTTACAAGAGGTGATGATGGAATGAAAGTTATTGAATCACGAATTAAGTTTGCTGGCGGTTCTATGCCAAAAAACCTTCAAGACCTTGTTGGAATGGAAATGCAAGAAGGTGGTTTTATGTCTACTGGTAGCCGAAAAGGAAAAGGCTTCAATACTCGAAGTGTTATCATGAACATATATGCACCAAAAGGGACAAAGGCTGCTTACGTAGAACCTTTCTCTGCTTTCGGTTGTGGTGATAAAAGAAGTTGGGATGGAGTAAGCCGTTTCTCTACGTATAGTTCCGAGCACGAAACACTCTTTCAGAGAGGAACACGAATGCGAATAACAAAGGTTTATGAAGAAGGTGGAAAGACCTATATAGACTGCGAGGTTATAGGGCAAGAAATAAGAGATTTATCTTATGTAAAGGATAGCAATATCGGATATTAAACAAAAAAGGTGTACCATTACGGCGCACCTTTTTCGTTATAGTTCGTTTGGAATTTTATCCTCTGGGAAATGGTCGTTTGGGATAAAGAGGTATTCGTCTATCAGCTTATAGAACCTATCTATCTCATCCTTAATATTGTAGGCTGCTTTAGCCCAGGAAGTGAACATTATAATAAGCAATGTATGTGGAATCCCCTTATATTCCTTACCATTGATTTTCTTATAATATTCTTCCTCACCTTTAAACTTTCCTTCGCTATTAACATACACTCTTTCCAAAAACCAAGCCATATTTTCGTTGGTATTTGGGTTTTCACCACCTCTATAGTATCGGCAGTGCTTGATTAAATCTTCCTTATTCGCCATATCTATCAATAAATTTAGTTACTACATTCTTCATATCCAAAGGGAGATAGTTCAATGCTTTTTCCTTCATTTCTTGTGGAATACCAAAGAGTGGCTGAGCGATTGAACCAACGATTGCTCCCATCGTATCGCTATCACCGCCGTAGGATACAGCATTTCTGATTGCGTCCTCGAAGCTATCACTATCAAGGACTATTCTAAAGGCAAGAGGAACGCACTCTTGGCAAGTTTCTGCCCATTTTCCTCTTGGTGGTATTCTATCCTCCCATTTAATGCCATAGTAAACGTTTGCTATGATATTCAACATATCTTTCTTTTCTCCCTTTCTCAAAGAAAAGATAGCATTAGATACCGCAGCAGCACCTATCAAACCCTCAGTATGGTTATGTGATACCTTTGCGCTCATTATTGCCTGACGGATAGCATCGGAACTTTCTTTAAATGCCCAAGCTGTCGGACTAACTCGCATTGCTGCCCCATTTCCGTAGCTATCATAAGGCTGAGGATTCGAGCTACGAACCCATTTTGCGAAGCTTGCGCCATACCCACCCATTGGGTTTAGATACTTCTGACACCAGTATTGAAGCGATATACTATAATCTCCGACATTCGGCTTTTCATTACCGCCTTTTCTAAGAATAGCATCGGCTACGGCTATTGTACAGATGGTGTCATCTGTAAAATTACAACCTTCGTCAAATAGTTTAAATCTATAATCAAATGTGTTATTAAACTCAAACTTTGAGCCTATAATATCACCAATAATTGCTCCTATCATAACTGTATCTCCTATTTTAATGTTAATTATTCGCAAATTTACGAAGAAATATTCAGATAACCAAATATTTTTTATTACTTTTGCATTAATTGTTGTATCGAGTGCGTATCTCCTATGTGCTCACAACGTTAAACAAAACAATTATTTACACTTAGCATCGTCCTCATTCGTATCTCCGAGGGCGGTGCTTTTTGTTTATAAGAACTCCTTTAAAGCAACGTGATAAACGTCATACATCATGCGAGTTACATATAATACGGCAACCTTATCAACTACGAAAGAAGGATAAGGCTTACCCTCTTCGATGATTGCGTCCAATGACCATTTCGGGTACTTGGCTGAATACAGCTTCAATGCTTTCAGAAGCTCATTCAACCTTTCTTCCCCGAATGCTTGCTTTATCTTCTCCTGATTTCTGAGAGCGAAACGAGCCATAGATTAATTACTTTCGATAATTGTGAATACGTTCTCTATCATATCGTTACCGAAAAGTGTAGCTATAACGTAAGTTTCATTTTTGTTTGGTTTAACCTTATCTATTAGACATTCTTCCATTCTAAAGACTTTCTTCAGTAAAGTAGTTCTTGCTAACTTTACGCTTTCAAAACTACCACCAAGTATTCCTTTTTCTCTATTCACCACTTTGCGAGGAGCGTTCTTTACGTTTATCGCTGTGCTATATGTTACAAGATTTATCTGATACATAACTTATATTAATTTACTTTTCTACTTCATAAAGGTATTGAATATCCCCACCGCCAAGAGTGAGGATAACCGAAGGCTCACCGAGCATTGGTTGCTTATGGAAATCACACCAATACCAATGATTCCGTTTTAACTTACCTTCTATTACATTCAGCTCCAAATCATTCTTTTTAGGAGCTTCAAGATAATCCTTGCCCTGTCGCATATCCAAGCGATGTAAGGCTAAAAGTACGTCAAATGCTCTCATATCTTACTCAGCTTTATCAACGATAACAAGGTTTTTTAATCTCTCCAAGAATGTGTGATAATCATCCTCGCAGAGAATCACTTGACCGCCCGTTGGTGTGGTCTTGCAATTAAGCTTTATAGATGTTGCTATATCGCCATTCCGTGAAGGTTCAACGTAAGCGATATTATCTATATTAACAAGGGTACAATGCCCTTTATACTTTACCTCAATAAACTTTGTCATAATCTAAATTATTTATATCCGCATTTAATACCAGAGCAGCAGCCACCTAAATAGAAGTGACAGAAGCCTAAGAAATAGTGCTTACAATGCTCATTTATCTTTATTTCTTCCTTTTTCATAATTGAATGAATGTAGCAGTTTATTCTTCTTAAAATCGTATGAATAGCCCTTATCCTTCATTATCCCTAACAAGTAGTCTCTTTCTGTATCATTTGCTTCCCTTAGATACCCTGTAGAGTACTTTACATTCGTAGAGGTATTGCCTGCCCCTATCCCTAATTTTTCGAATATGAAAGAATACTTAGCGTGAGCTTCTATCCAATCTTCGTTATATACTTTATGTAGGATGAAGACGCAATGTTCTCCCCTCCAATCATTCTCCAATGTTAAAACATCGCCTTCTTTATACATACATAATCTCCTTTTAAAAATTGTTCGTATTCAAATATAACAGATAGGCATTATAGCCTAATCTGCTAAACTTCGAGTTGTAGCAAGTGTTGTACCTTTCACAGCTATAACACTTGCTTACTCATATCCTTTAGATTTCAACGACTTCAATACCTTTTTTGGGGTTCTTGGTTGCTCTATCCAAGCTAATCTTGCCATTGAATACTCCCTTAACGAGAGCATAGAACGTGGTGCGTTTAATACCATTTTCCTCGATTGTAGGAACTTTGCCGTATCGTTCGCATTCAATACCCTTATCGGTGAGGATAGTGTTAATTTCCATTACGCCGTAGTAGGATTCCTCGAAACGCTTCTGAATGATTTTGCCGCATACCTTTACCTGATTGCCCTTCTGAACACAAAGCTCTGGCTTTAAGCTATCCTCATAAGCCTTTACCAGGAAGAAAGCATATACATCTTGCTCTTGGAAGCAGTAGAAGTTCTTGGCTACCGCAAGCATATCCTCTTCAAATTCGGTCTTAGGCTGAATCTTTACACCGAACTCGCAAACTGCCTTCACGTAAGCTTCATCAACCTTGAACTTTTTGCTATTCAAAATAGTGTCGATGCCATCCAAGGTAGCTGAGCGATAACGGACGTGTTCAACTTTTGTTCCCTTCTTATATACGGGACAAATATCATACTGAGCTTTCGCTGCCATAATAAGGTCGGATTTAAGAATAGCATTCTTATAGCTTGAATCCTTTCTGCCGCCCCATTTCTCAATATCACCAAACTCATCATCTGTAGCATAGCTCATTCTGTAATCATAGAGTTCGTAGAGCTTTCTTGTAAAATCAGACAAGAAGCCAAATCCCTCTATACCGAACTTCTTAATACACTCGCAGCCTACCTGTAATTCCTCGCCCGTCTTCACATTTTCAACGACATAGGTATTCTTACACCAATGACCGCAAAGGTCACATTTACCATAGTCCGCTCCGTGCGCAAGGTTATTGAAGATAAGTTCCTTGGTTGGGTCAGCAGGGATAAATGCACCATCCATATACGTTGCAATCAATCTCCAATCGCTTTCATCAGGCATATTGACAATAAGGTCGCAAACCTCATGGAAAACCTCGATTCTCTGCCCTCCAATTCCTTCTTTATTGATTACAGGATGATAAAACAACTTCTGATAAGGTTTACCTACTGAGTAGGTAAAGCCTTCAACGTTCTTCTGTGCCTTATCAGCAAACTTCTTTAAAGAATCAACTAAGTCTGATGGAATAAATGTATTGATAGTTCTCATTGTCGTATCTCCTATATATTATTAGTAAAGCTGTTCTGTTCTTGTATAGCAGCCCTTTACGGCATACTCTTTACATTTCTTTTCAGCTTCATTGTAATCAGAGCTGACGGCAACTGTCTGCCATTTACCACCTTCGTAAATCTGAGCAACGTAATCAAAAACGTTAGCCTCTACTACCTTTCCGTTAATCATTGTAACTTTCATTGTTGTATCTCCTATAATTTAATCAAGTTTTGAAACCAAGTAATCAATCTCCTCCTCGCTGAGCGGAATCTTATTTATGCGCTTAATTTTTATGGTATTATCTGTTCCAATTTTCTTCATCGCAACTTTAAGCGGATTACCGCCCTGTGCTCCTGTTACAAGCAATTCCGCAACGAAGTCAAGCATATCTTGGTCATGAGCTTTCTGTTCCTCATGCAACTTCTTTTCAAGCTCTTCTGCCTTCTTCATAAATGAGCAACCATTTTCGATAGGAAAATCAGCTTTGATGTTTCGAACCATCTGCTCAATATCGTCTGAGCTAAAGAACATATTGAAGTACGTATCACCTCTTTTACAGCCCTTCAAAGCCATCAGATGATTGATTTCCTCTTCCCTTAGCATATTTGGTATCATTGTTGTATCTCCTATAATTTAAATATTAAACCTATTTATTAATTATTTACACCGCAAAATTAATAATTTCTTTTGAAACCACCAAATCTTTTCGGCATTTTTATTAGTATTTTAATAGCTTTTAATATATTGATATGTAAATTAAGGTTATATTAATATAAAAAATGCAATATAAATATATAGTATTTATTTTTTCGCTACCTTTGCATACATAACCAAACTAGACGAGTTATGACACAGATTTATAACGCATCACCAAAGGAGTTGGCGGCAATGGCTCAACGCTATCTCCGTGATGGAATACTAAGCAGAGCCACATATTGCTACGAGCGGCTGATGTACCTCGGTTGCTTGCGCAGAACGGGTTATCTTCGCCTTGCCTTAGTATATACCAAGCAAAGGAAAGAGAATGCCGCAGAGCGTGTTTTAAATAGGTATCGTGCAATTTATAAATATTAATATAGGAGATATTGAATATGAAGAAGTTTTTATTTATCGGAGCTATGCTATTCTTTACGATGCAAACATTCGCACAAGAGTGGTCGAGTACTTTACATAAGGCAGATGAACTAAGAGGAACAAAAGAGTATGTATCATTTATGTATGAGGATGAAGAGAAAAATACTTTTATCTTCTGGTCTCATTATAAAAATGATTTTAGAATCATTTGCAATGAAGGTATCTTTGATTACGATAAGAATAACTCCTTTGTGGCTACATTTGGATATTATGATGAGAATGGGCAGCTCAAAAAGAAACAGAAGATAACTATGTTCTTGGAGAGTGGAAATCCTAAAACGGCATCACCTGGAATATTTAAGAAAGGAGAGGTAGTAAAATACCTAAAAGAAGGTCGTGGATATATAAGAATCCTTGCGAAACAATTTGAAAGAGTATCATTGTGGGAAATGAAAATTCCTTGTATGAATAAATAACAATGAAAGATATAGAGCAGATAAACACCCATCCTTTAAAGGAAATCTTTGAGGGTGAAGCATCTGGGTTCACACCTTGGCTTACAAAGAATATTGGTGTGCTATCAGAGAAGCTACAAATTAATATCTCAGAAGCGGAGCGTGAGCATAAGTTGGAGACAATGAAAGTTGATATTGTAGCCAAAGCTGGAGATGATGGAGAGAAAAGCATCATCATAGAGAATCAGTTTGGCGATAGCGATTCCGACCATTTGGGTAAGGTAATAACTTATGCTGCACATTATAACGCTGACTACGCTGTATGGATAGTTGAGAAAGCAAGAGCAGAGCATATCAGTGCTATTCAGATGCTGAATGATTCAACCATTCAATGTAACTTCTATCTGATAGAAGCAACTGCTGTGAGTGTTGGCAACTCAAAGGTAGGCATACTATTTGATATTGTATGCGCACCACCATACGAGAAGGGCGAAGCTTCGCCGAAATCAGATACAGAGAAGCGATTAATGGAGTTTTGGACTGCATTCAATGAATACGCAAGCAAAAACGGAGCTGACTTTCAAAAGATGCCACAGAGCTACCATTGGATGAATATCTCAACGGGAACATCAAAGGTTCATTACGACCTGTTTGTACGCAAAGGTTCTGCCTCCGTTCGCCTGCTGCTTGATGGCTCAGATAAGGCTGAGAATAAAAAGCATTATAAGCTGATAGAAAAAGATAAGGAAGCTATCAATGAGGCATTCGGGAAACCTGCACTACAATGGAACTTGGCAGAAGATAACAAAACGAGTGTGATAATGGCTACGAACTATGAATATGGCGGATATGAGCAAGATGAGTGGGAACCTATATTCGCTTGGATATTAGAAACATATCATAAACTTCAAGGCATATTCAAACCATATATCGAAAAAATAAAGAAAACGTAATGACAGAAGAAGAAAGGAAGAAGGCTTTAGAGAACTTCAATGCTCTCATAGAAGAAGCAAGGAAGAATAACGTCAATATGACGATGGACGAGATTAATGAAGAGATTCGGCTCGCAAGGGCTGAACGAAAGCAAAGAGAAAAAGAAAAGGCAGAGCGCAAATAGTGCCCTGCCTTTCTTATAGTAGTTGTATCTCCTATAATTAGGGGGTGTAAATTAAACTGTGTCAAGGCTTGTTCTTAACTTTCATTCCCACTCCCTGCTGGGGGCATGCCCCCAGCAGGGAAGCCTTTTCGGCTGCAAAGTTACATAATTTTAAATCTATCTCCAAATTTTATTGCCAATTGTTGAGAAATTTGTCCCCAATTTGCCAGTGGCATAGTCCATTTCTTACGGATGTTGCGGTAAGCTAAGTACACAAGCTTCTCCAAAGAATTATCCGTAGGAAAGACCCCTTTAGTCTTTGTGACCTTTCTTACCTGTCTGTGATACCCCTCAACCGTATTGGTCGTATAAATGAGTTTACGGATGGCTGGAGTATATTGGAAATACTCTGTCAGACGTTCCCAATTGTCACGCCATGACTTGATGACAATTGGGTACATCTCTCCCCACTTAGACTCTAACAGGTCTAAATTAGCAGCAGCGGAGTCTTTGTTTACTGCACCATATACTGTTCTTAAATCCTTGATAAACTCCTTTTGATGCTTACTGCCAACATACTTGATAGAATTGCGTATCTGATGGACAATACAGAGCTGCACAGAACTCTCAGGAAATACGCTTTGGATGGCATCTGGGAAGCCTTTGAGACCATCAATACAACAAATCAAGAGGTCTCGAACACCACGGTTCTGAAGATCCGTAAGAACTTCTAGCCAGAAGTTAGCTCCTTCACTCTTAGACACATACATACCTAACAGTTCTTTTTGGCCTTCCTTGTTGATACCAAGAATGTTGTAAATGGCTCGTGTGACAGCTCTGCCATTCTCATCCTTTACCTTATAATGGATAGCATCAAGCCAGCAAATGGCATATACAGGATCGAGCATGCGAGACTTCCAGGCGGTGATTTCGGGTAATACACGGTCTGTTATAGAGCTGATAGTATCGGCTGATAGAGTTGTGTTGAACTCACGCTCAAAGTAGCTGCTGATGTCACGTGTGCTGGTGCCCATGGCGTACATCTCAATAATCTGGTCTGCCATGCCATTGGCAAGAATAGTCTCACGCTTCTTTACGGTCTCAGGTTGGAAAGTTCCGTCTCGGTCACGAGGAGTCTCTATAGTGACCTCACCATATTTTGTTTGAACCTTCTTACTCATCTTACCATTACGACGGTTGCCGGAAGAGCGTTCCTCTTCACTTAAATGAGCGTCCATCTCACCTTCGAGAGCTGAGTTGAGAATACGCTCTAACAATGGAGCTAATGCTCCGTCCTTGCCAAATAAGGCTTCACCACTACGCAACTGCTGAGCTGCTTTCTTGTAATCAATTTCTAAGTTGTCCATAATATAAAAACTGTGTTAAACTACTTTTATTGTAGCTTGACACAGTTTAATTTACACTCTCTATAATTATTTACACCTTGTTGTATTGCGTATCTCCTACTCACGCATAACGTTAAACCTCAATACCGAGTACATTATTATAGATGCCCTCTGGCAGTACGCCACCAAAGGCTTTCACGGCGTTACCGATACCTTCGGCAATCATCATACCCTCATTGCTATCATCAATACCCTCAGATACCAAGAACTTCATAGCTTTTTCCTGTACCGCCATAAGCTCTTTGAGCAAACCGACACACCGCTGAGTAGCATCATTATTAACCGTTACCTCTATCATCATATTCCGATTATCCATTTTTGATTTCTCCTATTCAATTAAAAGTTAGACTGATTGTTTTTAGATACAAGCGCAGCTCTCTTTTCGCCGTTGATTTCAGCGATGGCATCCTTCACATTAAAGTCGTTGTTATAGAGAGCAAGAATAAAACGCTTGCCACGTTGATTCCATACAAGGTTTACTTTTGTGCCCGCAGTACCATCACCCTTGATATAATTGTAGGTTCGGGTGCTTGCGAGCTGCCATTCACGGTACTTGCCCTTCAAATGCCAAGAACCTGATTGAAAGTATTGAATACCTGCATTGGAAAGTTGTTGATTGAGTGCTCTTGCGCTGATACCGAGGTCATCAGCAACTTGTGTGGTGGTAAGGCAGTCCGTTGATGCAAGTGTATCATCGTAGTACTTTACCTTTGGTGCGGCAATAGTCAGTTCTTTCTGCTGAATGCCGATAGTCTGCGCCTGCTGTTCGGTCTGAGCTTCAAGCTCACGAACTCTTTGCTCGTTCCGCTTCAATGTCTCATCCGCAATCTTCAAGGCTCGTGCCATGATAGCTTCGGGAGTATCATTGACCGAAGAAGCAATGTAGCCGCCCTTGTTGCGGATTTCGTGAAGGATAGCTTTTACTCCTTTCTTAAACTGCTTGGCAATAGGCTTGCGTGATTGCATAAGTACCTCATACAAACCATCCTCAGTTAAAAACCAAGTCTCACCTTGTAAGCTGCCTAGGTTAAACCTATGCACCTCATCATTATCCACTCTTTTCACAAGGTCGGACACATTCTTAATTAAGAGCCAAGAAGCAACATCCTTTGCCCGAAATAAAGGCTGTTCAACTGACCCCCAAACATCAATCTCCTTATCTAAGAAGGTTGACTTGTTGATAATTTTAATTTCGTTCATTTTGCAAGTATTTTGAACGTTAATATAATGTTGGGTTGATACCTAAAAAAAGAAGGCATCGCTACCCTTTGTTCAATGCCTACTTGCGAAAGCACGCATACACCATTATAATGTACGCAAGGGGCGATACCTATATATCGTAATCCGTTAAGAAGCGAGCATAAAAAATGCTCCACCTTAAAGCGGTAGAGCTTCTAACCTCACCGCAAGTATTTATTGAACGCCGCAAAATTAAAAAGAAATCTGCGAACTACCAACTTTTTCTCCAACTATTTTTGGTTTTAATAGAAATAAATCGGAATTAATAGAGTTTAATAGCTTTCTTGCTAAGAATCAGCGACTTATTTCTTTACCTTGATAAACTTATTATACTTATAGAAGGGAGCAGCAGCCGAGACCGCCGCCCCCAAGAGATACAACTTATATATTAAGATAAAATGAGAATCATTCTATCCTTCAAGGTATCTTGATAACGCATACGCAAAAATCTCTTTTTCCCAAAAGCGCATATCTTTAATACACTCTTCAACTGTGATTTGCGATAATTTCAACCCTCTGTACTTAGCACGAATACGTGCATAGTGCATCAGCTTACGCATATCCTTCTTATCCATACCTAAAACTAATTACCAAATTGTTTGTTGTTGCTTCCGTTCTTTAACCCGTTTCTTAGCAATATCAAAGAATTTTTTATTCTTCTCAAAGCAAATGAAATGTCTGTTGGTATTAATGCACGCTATCGCAAGCGTACCAGAGCCACAGAACGCATCCAAGACCACATCACCCTCATTACTGCTCAGCTCAACGAACTCTTGCATAATAGAGACAGGTTTTTCTGTTGGATGATTCTTACTTTTCCCGTTAATCGGTTTTTCTTTCTTTACCCGATTATAATACAAGTTATTATTTAACCGATTAAGAGCAGTACCGTAATCATATACTCGTACTATGTACTCCAGGTTCTGCGAGAAACGATTTTTGTTAATGATAGATAATGGCTTCTCCCAAACGAGTATTGTAAACATCAGGCTATTCTTATTTGCCCAGTTACAATAATACGGTACCTGTTCTTCCGAACAGAACATATAGGCATTCATTATCTTCATCTTCGGCTTTAATGCGTTCAGAAACTTATCTATTTCTTCTTCGCCGAAACAACTCATCCCTCCCATCATATCACCACCATATTTATAAAGCTCCGATTTTCCAAAGGAACTTTTCTGATTCCATTCACTCCCATCATACGTAGGACTAAGTGGCGATTTATTGTGGAGATATGGCGCATCCGTAACGCATAAATCTATGCTTTTATCAGGAATATCACGCATAAGGTTAATGCAATCTCCGAAGTAAATATTATCTAACTCCATACCCTACGCTCCTTTCTTGAATTTCTTAGTACCGTCTTTAGGCTCGCAGAAGCCATCCTCCTCTCGCAAATTATAGAGAGCTTGCGTTTCCTCAGGCATGCTATAGAAAGCCGAGAAACGAGCCTTCTTTGCGTTGATAGGGTCATAGAGAGTTCTTGTTATATCAGACCATACGGCGATAACCTTCTTTTCTTTAACGATATTATCACGGAACTTCTCTGCTTCATCGTGCATGATGTCGTACAGACAATTATCCGCTTGCGTGGATGCCATTTTAGCCCGATAATTTTCGTAGCTTGGAGCAATATCAACTCCATACTCCCTTTCGGTAATCTCCATAACGTGTTTATGAGTATCATTAATCTGCTGTACGAGATTCTGAATAGTAATGGCATAAGAACTGAGATAAGGGTTGTATTTGCATTTAAGATTGCGAAGCTTATTTTCAATCATCTTACGCAACTTCTCAACCTTATCCTTAATCAAATCCCAAAGATAGGTAGAATACTCATTATAGTAGTCTTCATCCATATTTCGCTCATACAACTTCATCGTATCACGAATAGATGTTTGGCATTCAGTAAAGTGCTTTTTAAGATTGAACTTAAACACTTTCTTCTTATCAAAGACCTCCTTAGAAATAAGAAGGAAGTTGTCTGCCAAGATAAACTCCATGTAGCAACTCTGACAGAGAGTAGAATAAGCGTAATCAAGGGCTTTCTGTATCTGCTCATTATCAATGCCACTCGGTACATAGATAGTGGCTTTCCAACCCATAACGTCCGTCTCTACATATCTTCCCGTATCAATCTTACAATCATTATGATTGCCTAATAAAATAGATGCTTCCATACTTTACTCCTCCTTATCATTATTACCTTGCACAAGACATCCGAAAGTAACCCCAACAGATATGATAATCAATACAAATAGAACCAAATTCATACCTTATCCCTCCTTTTCTTTTAAGAACCGCACAAGGCAGTTATAATTCTGACTAAGGCTATTGAGAATCTTAATTTTCTCACTAAATGACAAATGCTCGAATAGCACAACTTTATCATCCTTATCCTTTATGGTCATGCCACAAAGGTTGCCACCGATTTCAAGTATAACTGTTAGACTAGTATCTTTTTTATCCATAACAAAGCTATTTTTTTAATTTCCGATAATGATAATATTTTTTGTGTTCATAGCGCACGGCAGAGTACTTTTGAAGATTTTCCTCATATTCCTCACGAGGATAAGAGAATGCGCCTTCAGAAAGAGCTATACGCTCAAAATCGGCATACTTCTTATCATATCCAAGAAGCTTAACCAAATCCTTCGGATAACACCATGCAATCTGTAGTTTCTGCGGCTCGTCTTTTTCTGGCGAAAACTTTATTGAACCTATATCTTGGTAACATTTTGCATCAGGCATTCTCATATCCTCAATATAAGGTTGTAACTCACCACTTCTTACGTCTCTGAAAAAGACAAAGATAGCATTACTACCACAAGGCTCAGTAACAGGGTGGAGTATCTTATCAATACGTTCTTTCTGTTCTTTCTGACTTTGTTTATAGCCTTTCTTGTACCCTCGAATAAAAGCCTCCGAACATACTTCAAGCAAACCATCTGGGCAAACACGATGATTGCATTGCCTACAATGACGTTCATTGCCGTTAGCTATTTTAGCTTTATCTTCTAAGCTTAATCTCTTTTCCATTCTATTACAGATTAATTATTAATATTCCGTTATACAATAACACCCAACCCGTTATGAGTAAGATGAATAAGAATATAGTAATCAAGAATTTCTCTTTTATAGTTACCACACCTTCTAATTTTCCGTTCATTGCACCAACAGCAACAACGCTGCTTAATGCGATAACGGATGCGCCTATGATGATTAAAATCGCTCCTATTCCCATTTTTTAACCTCCCATGTTTCTGTAATATCCATCTGCTCACGATATTCTTTTACCGCATTGGTAAAATAAGGAGAGATATTCAAATCCTTAACAAAAGAGGTGATGGTTTCCGTCTGATGATAGTTATCACCTTGTACCCATCCATCATCCTCTTTAACGAAGCAGAAAACGGCAAAACAAGATTTCTGTTCGCCCGTTTCATTATTCCATATCTGTTGTCTTCTTGCACAGAACTTCATTGTTCGTTCGTTACTGAATAACTCATAGCCATCACCAGTGCGTTGAGCAAAGGGCACTTCACCCTTTGCTTCTATGATAAACTTCTTTTCTTCAATCTCTTCCATAATCATTATGTGTTAGATACAACAGAATAACTTTCATCTTTGCCGTAAACAACATCTATATTCAAAAGACTATTGAGCCTAAAGCCCATTGCCCAACCAGACCAAAGATACCTCAATTTCTCGGCAACTTTTATGGCTGTATCAGCATACTTCTTCGCATTACCCTTAAAAGGCTCTGAGCCATAATAAGAATAACCATTATCAAAGACCATTTTGAATACCTGTCCCTTTGGTAATTCATACTTACAGAAGTCATCATAGGTAAGGATATTTCCATCAACCTCAAAGCAAACCTTTTTATAATCAAGGAAGGAAATAAACCCTTTATCATTGATAGTAAGATTACTTCGTTTAAGAGTATCTAACACATCTTTCTCCTCTTCTTTATTGAGAATGCGATAATTAGTAAAGATAATCTTACAGCTCGCTTTTTGTGGTACGTTATCAACGATTGCAATAAGCGAAATAAAGCTGCTAAAAGAGCCAGATTTCGCTATTCCTTGCTCCCTTAAAAAACGTTCACCATCGCACTTATTGAGGTACACGATAGCTAAAGGGAACTCTTTTCCGAATGCTACATTTAAATTCTTAAATTCTATAAACATAAGCTTAATCAATAAAATCGTTAAACGTAAGAACCTCAGATGCACCCTCACGGAAAGGTTTCTTATCGCAAGCGTAACCCATCCAAGAGCCGTAGTCATATACCTTATACATGTGATAACCAGCCTTCATCAACACCTTGAAGGCAGCTTTCATTTCACATCCATGTATTTTAACCATATCCTTATCATTGGCGTGTCCACTAAAACGAGGATTGCTCAAACTAATACGTCTTGTAGCAGGTCGGCTACCATTATTTGCACCTGAGAAAGGATGAAAAATATCCCAACAACTATTAGATAAGAAGGCATCACAGATTGCCTGTACGACTTCCTCTCTAACTTCGGTTGGTTGAACATAATCGTTTTGTGGTATATTTACCTTGATTTCCATAATTGTATCTCCTATTTTTTTATGGGCAGCTATTACGCTGCCCGATTAATAACTAAAGTCCTTCTTTCATTAATTCAATGCCGTGCTTCACACCTTCAAGGTAACGAACTGCCTCGCTAGCATTTCCTATATTTTTAATAGGATTCTCACCTACGAGGATGAGCCACCCGTCTGAGTGTAACTCAGCTGTGACTATCACCTTGCCATAAGCAGCATTAATCTGCTTGACAAGATTCTCAACACCTTTTGTACTAACTGCTACTGCCATAATTGTATCTCCTATATTTAAACGTTAATTATTTCTTCTTCATACATTCCTTCACAGCGTATTGGCTTTTAAGAAGGCATTGTGTTGCATTCAAGCCTTTCAGAGGAATAAAATACTCTACGATAGCATTCCAACGTCCTCTGAACGTACCCGAACCCTTTGCGTTGGCGATAAAAGAATCAACATCAGATTCACTAACCAAAGCACCTGAGTACTTAGTGATAACCTCGCCTGTGTATTTATTGATAATTGTAATCATTGTTGTATCTCCTATTTTTCAATTTCTGTAAACTCAATTTTACCATTCTTTTTAACCTGTGCGTGCCACTTATTGGTTCTCACCTTACCATCCCAAAATGAAACAGTAGGAAGTACCACACATTCACCACGCTCTACAAGTCTTTCGTAATAACTTATGACCTCATCCCAACTATCGAAAGTATGGGCAAGTACTGTAAATCTGAATCGAGCAATTTTCTTTGTTTCCATTGTTGTATCTTTTAATTGTTAAACCTATTTATTAATTATTTACACCGCAAAATTAATAATTTCTTTTGAAACCGACAAATCTTTTCGGTGTTTTTATTAATATTTTAATAGTTATTAATACAAAACCAAGAAAATCGGATATTTTTACATAGTAAACTTATCTTTTAACCATTTCTCGATGGTTAAGATAAACTCATCCAAGGAGCGGCAAATGCTGTACTGAAAGCCTAATCGCTCAACATCAGACTGAAATTTGGCTTGCAAATCAGATTGAATTCCGTCCTTAGTTTTAACTTCAATAAATAGGACATTTTCTCTTGCTATAATAATAAGGTCGGAGAAACCAGCCAAAACGCCCTCACCTTTCATAATCTTCGCTTCAAGCGCACTTCGTTGTCCTCCGTTAGGGATGGCGGCAATGATGTAGCGAGGATATTGCAAGCGAAACCACTTCACCATCTGAATCTGAATCTGCGATTCAATGTGCCGTGGTTTGCTTCTGCCTTTCTTCTGGCTCTCCTTCTTTAAAAACTCATCGTACTTCATTATTGCATTTCTTTAGCCTTAATATCCTTAACGAAAAATTCAATCATACGTTCATAATATTCTCTTCTTTTAAGATACTTCGTACAATTAATCTTTCGTTTACATAAATCCACATTATTTTGAGCCAACAAATACCTATAGATGTAGAGCATCTTCAAATCATCAGTTCTGATAAACGCCAAAGTCTTTTCCTCGTAAGCCTTTTCAAGCTGTTTATTGGCTTCTTTCAACTCTTCGTTCTTTTTGATAAGACGACAAATAAATTTCTTTAAGCGATAGACATATATCCACATAACGATAAACGGCAAGAATAATATCGCCGTAGACCAACCATCCTTCACCGCACTACTGAGACAGCATCCCATCAGAAAGAATGCACACAGAAGCTCTGTATGAGAACCGCACCAAGATAAAATCTTCTTCATATTGATATATTATTTATCAGTTTCTATTTTTGAGACTTGACTATTGAAGTATTTGCGCACACCTTCGTAAATCTTCAATTGCCGAGAAAGTTCTTTATTCTTTTGGAGAAGCTCATCACGCTCAGCTACGACCTTCTCGTAATCATTGTGTTTGTTGTTTAATTTATTAAGCAACTCACCTTGCTCTTTGACCTTCTTCTGGTAACGAGTTAGCTTGATTTGCATCTTCGAGTAGTTTTCTAACACTCTAAGCACTACTCTTTCGTAAGGTACATCATTATTATACTTAGTTTCTTGCATTCTTATTTTCCTTTCTTTTATTACGCACCACCTCAGCTTGGCAAGCTTTGCAACGATGCTTGTAAGACTTAGAGAATTCACTTATCGGCTTCTCGCAACCACATATCTCGCATTTACGTATTCCTTCAAATAGAGGCTGCTTTATAACCGTTGCAAGAATACCATCATGTCTTTCCCATTCTTCGTTAGTTTTCATCCAATGAAGGAAAGGTCTATTTTTTGGCATTGTTAAGGCTGAAACAAGTCCCAACATTTCATCATATCCAAGATGATTACTATGTCTGTCTCCTTGCCATACATCAAAACCGAAATTACCATCTTTCTTAATTATAATATCTTCCATAATTAATAATACTTTTTGATTTTATCATAAACACCGTATTCTCTTTCAATATCAAGGCAAAGCTACTTCACCTCTTCTATATTTCTCCCAAAATTCTTTATCGTACTTAAACCCTTTCTTAAACTTATGTCCGAATTTATTCCCTTCCTTAAACCTAAACTTCTTAGAGCTTGATTTGGATATAATGGCAGCAATCTTCATGGAAGATAATCTATACTCATGCAACCATACGGCATCTTTTCTTAACCCAAGAGACATAGCCTTATTCTTAACTGTTCTGATATTACAACAGAAGATTTTAGCAATTTCTTTATTTGTACGAAAGGGAAATAATCTAATAAATCTCTGTTCCTCCTCCTCGCTCCAGTAGCGGAAACGCCCTAAATAACGGATTTCACCATACTTAGCGATAAATCGTGGTGATGCAGGTTTAACTCCATTTCCTTTTAGTCGCCGCCGTACTGTTTCATAAGGTATACCTACCTTTTTACTAATTTCGGGTATGGTAAGCCCCTGTGCGTACAGAGCTAATAATCCATCATCTATAGAATGAGGATATTTTAGTACACAACACCCTTTATTACCTACTCCCATGCCAATGTTTTTAATTGTTCGATACTCTGATAAGAGATTTTGCATTTTTTATTCTCGTAGCAACCATCTTTAGCAAGAGCATTCCATAGAGCATTAAGACAGATGCCAATCTTCTCTTTATCGTACTTTAAATAAATCTCTGGGCAAGTAAGGAAAGGTTCAGGCTTTTTGTCTTTTAACTGAACCACAACAACCCTTTTTGCTCTTGTTGGTCTATCATTCAATCCTATCATGTATTCACCTCACTTTCTATCTGCTTCTGCGATTCACGGATAAGTAAGTCAAGCACCTTGCTAATAATGTTAGGGTTCTTTACTACATAAGTTCCCACATTGGTTACGAGGTCTACTTTTACCACCATTCCGTTATTTCGCAGCAATTTATATTGAGTATTCAACTCTTTAATTTTATCCAACTCATCCATATAAAAATACTATTTACCATTATATGCAAGCATACACAGCCTACGATACTCTTTATGAGCATTGTACCAAGCTTTGGCTCTTTCGATGCAAGCTTCACGATGCTTTTGATAGTAGGTCTTGCCGTATTTACTTCTGCGCATTTTACGTTCAACTTCTGTCATAGTTTACTTAATAGAGCGGAAGGAGATACTATAGAATAGACCTCCATCCGCAATTATATATTTCACAGCTTAAAAATCAAAAGAACGGCAAGCGGAGAGCCCTTCGGAATGATAAGGTAGCGAGAGCGTGAACCGAAGTTCGTCTGCTCTTGTATCATTGTTTCATCATTAATGGAGAGTACAAGTCTTACCATCTCCTTCTCCCCTACATGCGTAGAAATCACATCGGAGTGCTGTAGGCGATAATCTGACTCCGTAGGCAAACCATGAAGAGCGTTAAATGTAATTGGAACAATCAATCCACGATAACCCTCTTTAAGAGTAATGCCCGTTAACACCTCCATTCGCCCCTTACGAGTTTCAATATCATTTGGAGCATAGATAACAAATGAATTACTATCATTATCAATAGGAGAAGGAACTCCATCCTCAATCCCAAAAGGAAGTTCGTCTTTTTCCTCGTGTTCCTTAACTTGCTCCTCATTTTGCTGCTGAGCCGCATTTTCTTGGTTCTGCGGAGCGTTCTCATTCTCCATAGGCATATTATTACCATCCAAATTCAAAGGCTGTTCTACGCCATTTTTCTTAGGTCTTGCCATAATTTACTCCTCCTTCTTTTCTTCGTTAGACTTCTGTTCCTTCTCCTCCTTTGTCTTATGCTCGAAGACATCGTACACTTTGGTTTTACTGAGACCGATGATTTCGTAATCTATCATGGTCTTGCCCATTACCTCATCAATGTTATTGATTGCTCGGTGCATAGACTTTGCTTGTACGAGGTAAGTCACATTGCTACGCTTCTCCTTATTAGACTTTTCATCAATGAGGATGAATTGTAACTTGGCTTTATACCAGTAATCATCATCATCCTTATCAGAAAAGAACACCTCTCTGTACGAAGCCTCTTGCATTGACTTAACCTTAAACTCGCCGCTAATATAAGCAGACATTTCCTCTGTGATTGCGCTCTCACCTTCCGTGAAGGATAAGGCATCAATCGCATACTTTTCGGTCACAGATTTCTCTGAACCATCTTCTTGGGTCTTTTGATAGCGGATTCCTACCTCAAACCAATTACTCGTTCTACTTCTCATATTTCTAATAATCTAAAACTAATTTAAAACCATTCTCTAAGAGAGTTCTTGCTCAGAATGGTAAATCATCCGAATTCTGCGTTTGTGCAATAGGTGCATCGCAAGAAGAAGCCGCATTCTGACTTTCAAAAATTACAGGCTTTAAACCACCAAGGATAGGTATCGCCTTTTTCTCCTCATCTGTCATTTTCTCACGAACCTCCTTAGGCAGCGACTGCTTAATTATGTGGGTCTCGTCATACTTAGGGTTCTTTAGCTCCCAAGCAGTAAGGTCGATATAAGCAGCCTTCGGATGATTATTTTCATCTGTGGTAACGAAGATATTATTATCTTCAACAGGAATAACCAAACAACGAAGTACTCCAGTTCAACCTTGGATTTGCATTATGCCAGCTCTTTTGAGCTTCAGCAAGTTCAATTTTCCGTTAAAATCTGTCATATTATATATATTTAAAAAACATAGCCCCAAGAGAGGGAATCGAACCCTCGCCAACCTCCGCTTATTAAGAGCTGCTTATTACGGAGTATCTTCGCATATACTTTAAAAGCATGGAAAATAATACATACATCTATTCTAACTAAAAGAAGTCGAAACCACTATTCTACAGCTCACGCACACCGTGCGATTGGTTTTTCTCGGGATATAAATGCCCTACCGCTGTAGGGCAAAAAGATAAAATTTTCAAAAATAACGTCTCAAAACTTACCTCACGGCAAGATTTATCTGAATAGAATAATTCTTCTAAGAGAAAGAGCCGACACCTCACGGCGGCTTTATGGCTCTTGTTATCGACTTTTCTATATTCAATCTTATGTAGTTATATCTTTAAATCAACTTATTCTGAATGAAGCTACTCATTGCCAAGTTCTGTGAAAGAATCATTGGCTGGTCGAGCTGAGTTGACTTATACATATCTGTAGCCGCATTATACAAATCCCAAGCGGTAACAATATTGCGCTCGTAGTAGGCAATCATCATTTTCTCGGTCAAGCGACCAATCTGTGCCTGATTGAGAGGAATGACCTGAGGGTTGCGGATGCCTTTATATTTCGTTTCAGCAGCAACACGAAGCGAGGTCAGCATACCGATGATGGTAAACATTTCCTGTGCTTTAATCTCACGATTCTTCATACGCTCAATTATTTCATCATTAGTATCAATGATACCTCTTAGATTAGCGAGCCAAGCATCAGCACGTTGAAGAAGCTCATCGAGCTTAAAAGCTCCTCTTCCGCTATTGATATCTGAGTAGGTAGCAGCGTAATGTTCAGCACTAAGCATACATTGATTGTGACAGATAACTACGTTTCTACCGATACCTAACTGAATACCCTTCTGATGGAATGATACCGCCATATTGGTTGTAATCTCATCATTACCATCGCCCTTATCAAAGTCACGCAAGCGAATATTACAGAATACTCGGCGAAGGATATGAGCCTCTACAGCTCTATCACCCATTATAGCTTCCTTTTGAGGCAAACGGGTAACACCTGGAGTATTGCGGTCTTTGTTGTTCGCCGCAAAGAGGTCGTAAATCTCAGCCTTGTAGCCGTGCTTCTCGCACAAGTCTTCCACCTGATGAATGAGGTCGAAGTGATAGATACCCTTCAAAGGCTTTCCGTACACATCATTCTCTTTCTCGGTGCGTTCAAGCTGGTCGATTGTCAGAATCTGTACCTTGGATGTCTCAAAATCCAAGAACTGATTCATATTATCACTCTTTAACTCTGGCTGCTTTGCAACCGCTACTTCATTTACTCTTGGCTGTGCCATCAAATTCATTGCCATTGTGTTCATTGTTGTATCTCCTATTTTTAATACATTAAACAAAATAATTATTACTATATATACTATTAATCTTCAATATCATTGAGAACCTCCATGTGTTGCGTTTCTCCTACCAATTCAACATTCTGCGAAAGGTTCTTTGTGCTAAAGAATACCCATTTAGGTATGATGCAAAGATTATAGTTGCTATCTAAAGCATCATCCTTGATAATTAGTTTAGACTTAGGTACGAATACCTTAGTCTTACCTTCTTTGCCTTCAAAGAGAAAAATCTGAGCATTCTTTGATTGCTCCATCATTTCATCCTTGCGACAACGGAACTTAACTAATGTTGTTACTATCTCCATATTACCTCCTTTTTTAGTAAGCGAGCCAGATAACAGCATACGCTAAGATAATTCCACTAGCGGCGAGCATTGCTGCTTGTACCGCATCTTTTACATCTTCGGTTCTCCAATTACATGGATTCATCATGTCTTGTTCTTTTTTCATTTTTCGTATCTCCTATTTTTAATTTATTAATAATTTCTACATTAATTATATGTACCAAAAGCTATTTTATTAACTTTGATACCGCAAAATTAATAACTTTCTCTCAGACTACCAAATTTCCTAATAGCTATTTTTAGTTTATTAATACATGCTATTAGTTTTTTAATAGATTTTAAGCGAGTATCTCGTTTTTTCTTTATAATTTTGCGGCGTAAAAGGAAAGTGCTATTTTCCAAGCTAAGAAAAGAATCATATATGCCCAATCAACACAAGTGAAAGGGTTCAATATAATAAACCAAACGGAATGATTGATAGCACCTTTCATCTGTTTGGTTTTTACATTAATATATATATAATGATGAAAAGAATAAGAATAGGAATACAGGAAGCTAAGTTTGCTCTGAGCGACAAGAATCGCTTGGATGCCTTCTGTTTGCTTCTTAAAATAAAGCTCTTATTCCGCTCATCAGACCTTAATCTTGTGTCATACAATCATTGCGCCAAGCTTTTGCATATTGACAATAATAAATTAAAGAGACTACTTGAATATGGTTACAAGATAGGGTATTTCCGTTTTGAAGAGAAAAATGGAAAGAAGAGATTCATTGCACGTAGCATACATTCAAATAATGGATATAGTTACAAGCTTCGCAAGGATGATTTAACGAAGATGACATTCCCTGCTCTCAAAAACCTTTTGAGAAGGATTGTCATGGAGAACCAAGTTAGAATGCAAGAAGACGTAATCAATACGCACAATAAGGGGACGAATGGGAGAAATGCGAAGACTATTCGCAAGGCTCTCAAACGTGAAAGTCGTATGTTGAGGAAGAAGTTTAGTGATAACAAAGGTTTATCTTATGACAGAATCAAGGATGTTATCTATGGTACGATGTACCAAGCGTTCAAAGTTACAAATCAGCTTGTAAACAAGGGTATCATCAATAAGCGCACAAGAATCAAGGAAGTAAGGTGCGATGCAAAGGTATGTACCAATAATATGGCTATTACGGATTTTGAAGGTTCTGTAATAGTGATAAGTGCAAAAAATAGAAGTGCATTTTCCATTGAATCGAATATCTATCGTATGCAGATGGACGATGCTATATCAATATCTCGTCATGGTATGAGAAGAAAGGAGGCAAAAATGTAGTTTATGTAAAATCAAAAATAATAAAATAAGGGATGAGGGCTTTAATTTAATTTATTCCCTTATAGGGGCGACAGCCCCAAGAAAGAATTAACTAACGGGCGCACATACGCCCCCACCCGATTATATAATAACACAGGAGATACAAAATGGAGAAAAAGAAAAATTGGCTCGATACTTACCTCACGCCAGCAAAAGAACTTGTTGGATATGAGTGCTACGTAAGTTGTGATTATGAAGATAAGTTCGCAACAGGAAAATTTTCAGTTATCATCATTAAGAACGGAGAAGTTGTAGCAAATGAAAAGAATCACATCTATTGTGCTTCAAAGGCAGTCGTTATTGTAGAAGCGATACTGTTTATGATGCAAAAATGCGAGAATGCCGATGTTATCACAATACATTCGGAGTACTTTAAAAATTACTTTGCCTTTTTCAATGAGGCGAGAAAAGCTAACGCACAAACAAGGAAAAAATATCTGAGCTTATACAAAAGCTTTAGAAAGGATGCGGAAGTAATCTTTGACCTAACTACTTGGTGCAAGAGAAACGAATACGATGATGAAGTTGAGAAAATGTTAAGCGATAACTAAACTATAGGAGATATGCAAGATGAAAAATGAAACGAAATTAAAGAAGCTGATGTCTTTCTTAGACGAGAACGGCATCAAGTACACTACACCTCGAAAGAGAAAAGAGGGAAGTGCTCACCTCTTCATCGGTCAGTACATGATTGCTGTAAAGATAGAAGGTAAAGATGATACATTGTTCTTCAATAAGCATAAGAGAGGAAAGCATCCTTTCTTTATCAGAACTTCGGAAACCCCGAAGTTCATTATTGAAAAGATGCAGAATCTGATTACAAGAATGATGTTAATACAACAAAAACATTTCATGGAACAAAAAAAATAATTATATGGAAAAACTTAATTTTAAGCTAGAGTTCGCCGATAATGGGGTTATTGTCACAGATAATAGCTCTGGCTCTGTAAACGTCTATCAAGAAAAAGAAGACGGCAGTTATCACGAATATACGAAGAGAGCTATCAGCGAATCCGTAGATGACATCATTGCTCATCTTTTGCTTGATGGCACGGAAAACTTGAAGCAGAAGTCGATTTATAAAATCAAAATTGAGATAAGATAATATGTTATACCAAAAGAAAGAAAAGAAGCCGAATACGGCAGTTAAGTATGAGGTACGTGAGTTTATTCACGGCGGTATTGAATATGCAACAGATTGCCCTTTCGGTGAATGTGGTCGATATACGCACGCTCTAAATAAAGTCGGTGCTATTGAATGCAATCTTTGTAGGTATCAGAAGAAAAATAACACAGAAGCAAGGGTGGTAAGATGTATGCATCCGTAATTACAGGAATTAGCAGTTGATAAACTTTTTAAAAAGTAAGAATTATGATAGAATCAATGAAGATACGTGAAGGGTTGGTATTTACCTTACCAATAGAGCCTAGTATGGTAGTCCATGTAAATGATAGACTAGAAGTTTACGTTTATAACATCGGAGAAGAAAGATATTCGCTAGCCAATATTTGCCCTCTCAGATTGAAAGTTATCAAGGTAGGTAGAGCTATTGTAGAATGCAATATTATACCAGACGAATACAATTTTGCATATAGAAAGAATATCCCTATTCAGTTTGAAGAGATTACAAAAAATGGTACTATTGTCACAGAGGAAAAGGAAGAAATGGTTAATCACCCTAACCATTACGCTTGGCTAAAGGAACTCTGCGGCATAGAGCCGATTGATATTTGCCGACACCTTGATTTTAACTGCGGCTCGGCAGTAAAGTATCTTTTACGCAAGGGAAAGAAGGAAATGAACCTTTCAGAGCGAGAACAGAGAGTGCAGGATTTGAGCAAAGCAATCTTTTATCTAAAGGATGAGATTGATATGATAAAGAAGAGCAAATGAAATACTCGAAGGCTTTAATCAGACAAATTCGCTGCGACCTCCTCTCGCATACAACGGATGCGGAGAAGGCTGCGGCGAAAATCTGCACTCAGTTAGGATATAAGGTGATACCACAGCAACCGATAATCACGGGCAGAAAGCTATACTTCGCTGATATATATCTGCCCGAGATAAAAACGATTATTGAGCTCGATGGTGGTTATCATTTTACTAAAGACCAAAAGCGCAAGGATGGTAACCGCTCTTCGGGTATATGGCGGCTCGGGTATCATGTGGTAAGATTGAGTAATCACGATGCTAGGAATCCGAAGAAGGTTAAGGCAAAGATAGATATGATACAACGCAAGGCAAAGTAACCAAGAATATTGGCTATCTTGCCTTTTATTTTTGTTTCTTAATAACTATACATAAACTAAAAGAAAGCCGCTTAGACCGCAAGAAAATCGCCAAAAATAGCATTTGTTTACACAGCTTCTATTATTTATTATTATTTTACTAATAGAAATAGTAATTTTGCAATCGGAAATTATTTATTTATTAACGTTTAAAACAGAATTACTATGACAATAAAAGAAAAAGTGCTTGCTTCTGCCAAAACATCATTTGCAAAGTATGGTTTGAAGAAGGATGAACTTTCAAAGCTGGTTGACCTGATTGTTGCAAGTCGTGGTCTAACAGATGAGTCAAAGGACGAGGATGTAACGAGTGCTATCTCGGCAGTTGAACCTTATGTTGGTATGATGCAATCATCATTCAATCGTGCGGTCAGTGAAACAACGAAGAAATTCGATGGATGGATTGACCCTAACGACCCTAATCATAAGCCTACTCCACCAGTTCCTCCTACCCCTCCAGTACCTCCAACAGGGCTTACACAAGAGCAGGTTCAGCAGATGATTGCCGAGGCTACCAAAAGTACCCAGAAAGCAGTTAGCGAAGCTGTAGCCGCCGCCATTGCTCCATACAAGGAAAAGGAAGAAAGAGCACGTCTTGATGACCTTTTCGGTAAGAGCGAAAAATTGAAGGACGTTCCGCAGCAGTTCCGTTCACGTTATCAGCTCGACAAGGAAGAGAATCTTGAAACTCTTGCACAGCAATGTGCCGATGATTGGACAGCATTGAAGCAGTCACTTGTAGCAAACGGCAATTTTGTTGAAGCACCCAAGGCAACCTCTCCCGAAGACGAGCAGAATGATTTCATTACAAAAATGCAAGGCTTCTCGGAGCGTAATGCTCCAAAGGAGTAAGGCATTATCAATGAATTATGTTAAACTCTTTAAAAGAAGAAAATTATGTCAAACAGAGGCTATTTTTTGCATAGAACCAAGCCAGAGGATATCAAGGAAGCACTTTGGCTTGAAGAGCAGTGCCTTCGCCGACAGGGTGGTTATGACCTCGACCGCACCAACCTTCCAGCTACTTTAAAGTTTGTAGCGAAGGGTACAGTTCTCAGACTTGTAACTGGTGGTAAGGCACAGGTTGTAAAGACTGCAAAGGTCACAGAAAAAGCAGCCAAGGCTGCTACAACCTTAAAGATTGCTAGTGGTTCTTTATTCCAGGTTAATGATAAGATTGCTGGTGCGACCATTTCGGCAATTACTTCTTCCGATGGTGTAGATACATTAACTGTATCAGAACTCACTAACGAAGTTGCCGCAAATGCGATTGTATCGGATTACGATAAGACCAAGGACGTACTTCTTGGCTTTTCATACGATACTCTCGATGTAAGAGACCAAGAGTCTTCTATCGCAGCTACTCCTACCTTACAGGTAATGGAGGTAGAGGAAGATTCACTCCCTTATCCTATCAATGATGAGATTAAGGAAGGTATCAGAGCAAATGGTATCGCTTTATTCAAGATTCAGTAACCTTTAAAAGTGGAGATTATAGATTATGAATAGTATTTTGAAGAATCTGCAAGACCCAAAGTCTTTTCAGACCTACATTGACGAATACATGAAGACTTCCACCTACAAGGCTGAGTGGAAGAACGAGTTGAAGCCTGTTGAGTATTGTGCTGCAAAGGTATATCAGGCAAATATGGCTACCTATGCTGCTGCTATGGTTGGTTCTGTTGTCGCTAAGAACGCAGAGCGTCCATTGCATACCATGCCTGATTGGGGTCAGCTTACTGGCTCTATCGGTCGTATTGCCGATGAGTGGGAGCTCGATAACGATTACCTCGACCAGATGCACCTCTTGGAGGGTAAGTATAATGATATGTTGGGACGTGGCGGTTATACACAGTCACAGCTCAATGCTAAGTACGATGAGCTTATCAAGTACTCATTCAAACCTTTTGAGTTGGCGGTTATCTCTCCTCATAAGCGTATTGATATGTTGTACTTCGAGGGATTGTTCAATGGTACTCAGACTGTATCACGTACCAATAACTCTAAGGCTAACGTATCTTATACCTTTAATTTGGGTGTTAAGCAGCTTTCTGCTACCACAAATTGGGGTGAGGTGAACGCAACTCCTATTGAGGATATTAAGAAATTGAAGGACGAGGCTCGCAAGAAGGGTCGTAAGATTCTGCGTCTTCGTATGTCTGAGAACACATTCTTCGCAATGTGTAAAGCAAAGGAGATTAAGGACACCTTCCGCTTGAACCTTAATGGGGTTACCATCAATCCTGCTGCGCCGATGATTAGCGTTGACCAGATGAATATCTATCTGCGCTCTATCCTCTTGCCAACAATTCAGATTGATGAAGATAAGTTTGTTGAGCTGCCTGACAAGACAGTCTTTAACCTTATCCCAGATAACCGAGTTGTTGCGATGTGTGCCGATAAGGTGGCTGTACCTAAGTGCGCTGAGTGCTTGGAGGCTATTGACCCAGTTGATGGCGTTTCTTACTCTACATACGATAACAACCTTATCGGTTATTGGAGAGATAAGAAGGGTTATCATCTTACCAACGAAATGTGGATGCAACCAGTATTCGATGGTATCGAAGACTTCTTTATCTTGAAGGTTGGTGCTTAATGCACTGACCCTCAGTTATGGATATATTGATTTAATAAGTGAAACTTCATAAGATAACAAGATTAGCATGACAATTTCAGAAGCCATAGCAAGCGAGATTCAGCCTTTCTCTACCTCTGATGAGACTTTGGAGAAGATGTTTATTGATGCTGCTGATAAGTTTAGCATCACGGCATCCGTGGCTGATGAATACTCTGTAGCGGTAAAGAAACCCGTAGCCTATGCGGCTATGCGTATCCTCTACAAGATGAATCCATTATCAAGTGAGAATGTTGGCGGTATCTCTCAGAGTTACAAGAACGACAAGAATCTCATTGATAAAATGATTAAATCTATTGCGAAGGATGCTGGATTGGATGCTGACCTTGTTATTGATAGTACTTCTGATGATTATTGGGTTCAGAGTGTGAAGGTATGGTAATCAAATAGATAGCGTATGAACTTTGAAGATATACTTAAAGTAAAAGGTGCTCCACAAGATGGCTTTGATGAGGACGGAAATCCTATCGAACAGCCCGAAGGAGAATGGCAAACCTTTGGAAAGTGCGTTATTTTGCCTAATTCGCAGGCGAAGATTATTACTCTGGTAGACGGGCAGCAGTACGTGTATTCGCACGAAATCTATGCTCCTCTCTCAAAAGCAAAATACCCTCTCATACCGAAGGAAGGCGAAAAGGTTTGGATAACCAAGAAAGATGGCACGATTGATAAGGAAATGGAGGTTAAAGGCTTCGTAACCTTAAAGAAACGCTATCTTAGAATTTGGCTCTAATAGGCGGCAATATGGCAAAGGTTGAATTACAAATCAAAGGTCGTGAAGCCTTACAGAAAAGGTTGAACGAAAAGAGGCAGCACATTATCAGTTACCTCAATATGCGTTTGATGCAACTTGCCGAAGAATCGGTCACCTACTCTAAAGAAAACAAAGGTTATCAAGACCGAACTGCAAATTTGAAGAACTCAATTTCATTCGCTCTCTACCTTGATGGGCAACTCATTACCTCGGCAGTTGGTAAGATTTCAAAGGAAGAAGAAGCGGAAGAAGGACAGGAGGGTGTAAGTGCTGCACTCAATGAGTATGCACAGAAAGAAGGTGTGGTAGCCCCTAAAGGGTACTCTCTCGTCATTGTGGCTGGCATGAACTACGGAAAATATGTAGAGGATAAAGGTTACAATGTCTTACATCTTACTAAGTATTTCCTTCGTGACGAAATGAAGAAGATTTTTGAAGAAGTAGCTGAAATGATTAAAAGCGATAGTTAGATATGATACTCGGTGATACAGCCGTTACGGCATTATATAAGTATCTCAATGATAATGTTGAGAAAATAGGCATAAAGAAAGGTCGTATCTTTAAATATGAGATACCCGAGAAGTTGGCGGTTTGTGATTATATCGCCATCAATCATCTTCCCTTTGTGTATAGTGATGCCATTAATGAAGGTGTAGTGAATCTGAATATTCATTGCCATAAGACCTTATCTAACTTACCTAACACAAAGAAACTCTCTGATTACTCAGAAAAGATTCTTTCTCTGTTTGGTGATGGTACTTATCTTGGTGGCTGCTACTTTGATTTCTACTCTATCTCTCGCCCAACTCGTGATAGTGATAACACTTATTACGTCAATATGAAATTTAATGTAACGTATAATAATTTAAAAGAATAAAACTATGGCAAAGAATGGTGTATATGGATTGGAAAGCTTCAGTTTTGCCGATTGTGTCGAAAATGGCGGCTATCCTACAACATGGAGCGACAAAATTAAGGCTGTCGTTTCTGGTAGCTTGAGTTTTAACGACCAGGCAGCACAGACATCGGATGTAGAGGTTGAGGATTCAGAAGACCCTTACGCAGTGCTGACCACATCAGCAGCAACAAAGGGCTTTACCTTGCAGACATACGATTTCTCAGAAGATAACTTCACGAAGCTTCTTGGTTATACAAAGGATGCTGGTGCTGCTGGTAAGGATGCTTGGTTGAATGAGCTTCCACAAGAAACCGAGATTTACAAGGCTGTACAGATTGTGACAAAAGATTTGGATGATATTCCTTCTCGTACCTTCCAGTGGTCTAAGATGAAACTTACAATCACTCGCAGTGGTTCTATCGGTAAGAGTGGACTTCCTAATCTTAACATTGAGTTCCGTCAGATGGCGGTATTCGATGCAAAGGGTGACAAGAAGAGCGGTCATCGTAATATTCTCACAAAGGATATTAGTGCTGCGGCTATTAAAAAGTAAGTAAAGCTTTTATCTTTTATATGATTTAAAATTAAACTTCAAAAGGCGGTGAGGTAAGGGAACTTTCCCAAGCCGCACCGCTTTTTTATGTTATAAAACATATTTACGATATGAAAACATCAGACAAGGAAAAGGTTGCAAGAACACTTGCCGAAGCATCTATAAAGATTAAGGTTGGTATGTTTCGCTTTAAGGTGAAGCCACTTACCTTTATGCAGATTTATGAAATGGGTGTCTTCGGTAACTCTATCAAAGAACCAACATGGAAAGAAGGTGATAAAGTTAATATAATCCCTCTTTTGTTTGAGCACTCTGAGACAGCTCGTTTAATGAGTGAGATTTTTATCGTGTGTGCCTTTCGCAAGAAGTGGGCACGCAAGGTATGGGGGCGATATATACGCAAGCACCTTGGTATTATGGCATTCAATGAGCTTGTGAAGTTTATCAGCGGTTCGTTTAATGCAAATTTTTTCTTAACCTCTATAATTTTCCTGACTCAGACGAAGATAATGACGGAGCCGAAAACGACTCCCCATGGGCAACAATCGGACAAGTAATGAAGTACTTTCGTATGAGTTACGAGGAGGTCGTATTTAATCGCTCATACCTTAATATTATACTGCTTAACCGCTCGATTCCGTCCTTTAGTACAAATACTAAGGAAGAACCGAGGAAAGGCAGTAGAAAGCAAAAGAAGCCGCAAAAAGAGTATCATAAGATAGATGAGCCAATCTCTGCTAATGATTTCTTTATGGGCTTGATGTAATAATCACATAAATAAGCAAACAATATGGCAGCAGCAGATGAAATACTTGGAATCAGCGGACAGATGGATATTTCCGATATTCAAGCATCACTTGATAAGCTTTGTGATGGTTTGAACCGTGTCGGCGTTGATACAGAAGCCTTATCTCAGAGAATGAATAAGGCACTTAACGATGTGGCGCAATCCGATGAAGACCTTGCGACAAAGACCACCAAGGCTATGCAGGTTCTTAAATCTGCTATGGATGAAGCTACGAAGGGGATTCAGTTAGTACCTGAAATGATTGATACCGCCAATAAACGAGTAGAAACCATTGAAGGTACTATCGGTAAACTTAACGAGCAGTTAGCTAAGACTGAAAAAGGCTCAGAGGCATTCGGTTCGCTTACCAAGCAAATTGATGCTCAAAAGCATTCTTTGGAATTGGCGAAAGGTGATGTAAAAGACCTTGTTGAATCTTATGATGGGGTCAAAAATTCTATCTCTCAGGTAAATGGTGCATATCAAGCATTAAGTGCTTTCTCTGTTGCAAGCACAAGTGCTAATAGCGTTCAATCCGCAACGAATATTGCTGTAGGGGCAACGGCTACAACGGCAGCAACCGCCACATCAGCAGAAGCAGCAGCTCACGTAGCAAATGCCGAGGCGGCAACACAGAATGCCGAAGCGGAAAATCAGAACGTAGAGGCAACTAGACATCTGACAGAAGCTTTGCAGCAATATATTTCCGTTGCTTCGGGTCGTGCTGAGATTGAACGAATGCAATCCGAGAGCACAAAGGAGCTGAAAGCAGATATGAAGTTGTATGAGAAGGCTATTGAAGATATTCAAAATAAGCTTGATGCAACTGATTTTGCTAAAAATATCGAGGAAGCAACGAAGAAAATAGAAGTGCAGAAATCAAAGATTGAGAGCTATAAGAATGCTATGAACAATCTTTCTGCTGCGGATAACGAAACAGGAAATGGTGCTAACTACTACAATAGGCTTATAGAGAAAGCACAGGAAAATATTGATGCCCTTCAATCAAAAATCAATGATTGGCAAACAGAACAGCAGCGACTTAATGCAGACCTTCAGCAATACAATGCTCTTCTCGAAGCTGCGAATAAGATTCAGGGCGGTTCAACCATCGTTCAGTCTGATGCAACATCAACTGTTAAAATCAATGTTGAGGACACATCGTTATCAGAACTGACTTCTAAGATTGATGAGAGTAAGCAGAAATTGCAAGATTTAGAAGCAGAAGCTTCTAAGATGGATGGAAAGCCACTTGGAGAAAAGCAGAAAGAAGACTTACAGAAACTACAGTCTGAGATTGAAAAGACAAAGAATAATATATCTGTATTGCAAGAGGCTATCCGTGAGAAGAACGAAGAGACTTTTATTGGTAGATTGCGCAATCAGATTTCTGATTGCTGGCAGAAGATTTCCGATTTCGGACAGAGCATAAAAGACGAAATAACTCAACCTATTGATGAGCTGAAAGCAAAAGTAAGCGGTTCTTCCATCGGTCAGCGTTTTAGTGAGGAGTTCGCACAAGCAAAGTCTGGACTAAATAACTTTAAGGACGGAATCATCAATGTAATGACTGCCAATGGTAAGTTGCAAGGTGAGATTGGTAAGGTCGGCGAAGCTTTCAAGGCTCTTGGTATTCCCGTAACGGGTTCTCTTACGGCTATTAAATCTGTAACAAAAGCTCTGTGGGGAATGTGCGCAACACCAGTAGGTGCGGTAATTGCTGCAATCGCTCTTGCTTTCAAGGCGGTGCATACCTGGATGACTAAATCCGCAGAGGGTCAGAAGGTCTATACAAAGCTGATGGCATACTTTGGTTCTCTTGCTAAGTCTATCACTGATATTGTGATTATCTTCGGAGAATACTTGTACAAGTGCTTCACTAAGCCAAACGCTCCTCTTCGTGACTTCGGTAACAATTTCGTAAAGACGTTTAAAACCGCCGTAAAAGCTGCGGTGAACCTTATTGGTGGTCTTGGAACAACCATTAAAGGTGTATTAAATATGGACTGGGACACCTTTACTGCTGGTCTTAAAAAGACTTGGGATGGAATTAAGGGTGCTGGTGAAACTGTTATTGATGCATTTAAAACGAGTGTGTCAGGTGCAATAGGCGCAGTTAAGACCGCTTATGATGCTTTTACCAATGAAGATTTATCAAAGAAGTTAGGAGCGGCATTCAATGGAATACTTACAAAGGCAGAGCAAGCGGCTTCCCTTGCAGGTAAGATTCAAGAAACGCAAATCGCTATCAATAAGAATAAGGAAACTCAGCTCAAACTTGATGGAAAAATTGCCGAGGTAAGAAATAAAATATATACCTTACAAGGAAAGGAGAAAATCGCTGCCATTGAGGAGGCAAAGGCTCTTGTTAAGCAGAAATACGATTTTCAGATAAAGCAGCAGCAACAGCTCGTTGAGTTACATGAGAAGCAAGCTAAATTGCATACTCAATCTTTGGAGAATATTGCCGCTGAGCGTGAGCTTAGAATGCAGGTTCTTAGAACGCAAGTTCAACAGAATAGTGAACAGAGAATGCTCATCAGACAAGAGGCAGCAGCAAAACGTTCTCTAGCGAATAAAGCAAAATCGGATACAAAGAAGGATGCTATTCAGCAAAAGCAGATTAATTCAGCAGAGGGGAAGCTTGATAATGTTATCTATAAGAATGCTTATGAGAGAGCAAAAGCTTGGCAATCTTTGGAACAGGAGGTAACCGATGCAAAGATTAAGGCGATGAAAGAAGGCGAAGAGAAGGTTATTGCCGAGCGCAAAAGAGAGCTATCCAAAGAAATTGAGCAGATTGAAGAACGAAAGAATGCAGCTATCAAGGCAGAGCGTGACCGACAGAAAGCTGAATTTGACGCACAGCAATCTGTTATCAAGGCAAAGGGTGGTAAGGCTGAGACTTGGGATGATAAGAAACATCTTGATTCAAAGAATATTCAGAAGATTACCGAGCAGTACACCATCATTGAACAGAAGACTGTAGAATCATACAATAATGAGATTTATGCTGATGAATTAAAATCATATCGTGAATACCTGAAGGAGTATGGTAACCTCGAACAGCAGAAGCTCGCCATCGTTGAGGAGTATAACGAGAAAATTAAAGAAGCAAGGGCTAAAGGTAATCTTTTCGAGGAAGCAAAGTTGAAAACTGACCTTGAAGAGCAGCTAAAGAAGCTCAACTTTAATGATTTTAAGGATTCTATTAACTGGGATTCTGTTTTCTCTGATATGGGGAGATTGAGCAAATCTTATCTCGAAAACCTAAGAAAAAAGCTCAAAGACCTTCTCGGTTCGGGTACTCTTGATATTGATGATATGAAGGTTGTGTCAGAACAGATTAGTAAGATTGATGATGCAATTTCAGAGCAGACCGATAAGTGGGGATGGTCTAACGAGAAGGTGCGTGAATATAATCGTCTCTTGCAAGAGGCGGCTGACGCACAAGAGCGATTAAGAAAAGCTACAGTTGAGCAATATAATGCACAGGAACGACAGTCCTCTACGAGGATTGCTATACAAAAAGTCTTTGCTGAAACGGGTGTATCTGTAAGCACAAATAAGATAACCTCTCAGAACAAGAGCGCACTCTTTAATGAGAATAAGATGAATCTCAGTAATGAACAGCTTGAAAAATTAAAGAAACTCTTTGATGAGCTCGCTGTTTCTGAGGTAAAAGTCGGAAAGGCAACAAAGGACGTAAAGAAGGCACAAGAGGATGCAAATATATCACAAGATAAGGCAAGAAAGTCAATTAAGGAGATTGCTAATGAATGGGCAGAAAGCATCGGTAACGTTGCTAAAAAGCTACAAGAAGCAAGTGAATTGATTGATGTTCTCGGTTTCGGTGATTCAGACCTTGGAAAGAAGCTTAAAAGTGGTGCAGATGCCTTCAATAAGGGTTCGCAAGCGGCATCAGACTTTGCTACGGGCAACTATATCGGGGCAGCTATTAACGGCGTAGGGGCTATCAAATCGCTTGGTAGTGCTCTTGGTATCGGCAATGGAAGTAATGCGAAGGAGGTTGCGGAGACTACAAATCGCCTTACAGAATCCAACGAGCGATTGCAATACTCTATTGAGCAGTTGAAGAGTTCGATTGATAAGACCTCGGGAATGAGTGCCGTCAGCAATTATCAAAAAGCCTATGATGCACAGAAGCAAATCAATAAGCAGAGTATGGAAATTCTTCAATCACAGATGGGTTACCACGGCTCGCACCACTCTAACGCTTATTATTGGAATCTGTCAGCACAGGACTATGCGGCTATCAATCGCACGTTAGCACAACAGTTAGCGGTCAGAGGAGGCTATATTAATTCTACGATAAACAAGGTAAGTTCTTTGGAGGATATTTATAAGCTCACTCCAGAGCAGATGAAGGATATTCGCACATACAACCAAGATGTATGGAAGAATATGACCGACCAAGGTAAATATGATAAAACCGAATATTGGGAGAATTATACCGACCTTGCCGAGAAGCTTGAAGAGCTGACTGATAAAATCAATCAGAATCTTACGCAGACAACCTTCGATTCGTTAAAGGATAACTTTATTAGCAATCTTATGGATATGAGTAAATCGGCGCAAGATTTCGCAAATAATTTTACAACGATGCTCAATAAGTCAATGCTTAACTTTGCCGTTGATGACCTTGCTAATAAGAGACTTAAAACCCTTTATGAAAAATGGGCAGATAAGATGAAGCAAGGACAGCTCTCTAATGACGATTTGGATATACTTAAAAAAGAGTATGATAACATCGTTGATGAAGGTTTGAAGATAAGAGATAATATTGCTGCAATAACAGGGTATAAAGAGGCGCAATCTCAGCAGACGGCAACGGGCAAGGGTATTGAGGCTATCACCGCAGACCAAGCAAGCAGCCTTATCGGCATCGGTTATGCGGTACAGATTGCACAAGAGCAAGGCAATGAGGTTCGTAAGGCTATCGCTATAGATGTATCTTCTTTGCGCATCTATGCTGCGCAGATATATAATAATATCTCAGAAATGCGAGATATTCAGTATCAGGGGTTGGAGCAGTTGGAAGCAATCAATAAGAATACTGCACCTATTATATTGATACGTGAGGACATCGCAAGTATGTATAAATTAATGAAGGATAAGTATTAAGTT